TCAGCATGGTCGCCTCGCTGACGCCGTAATCCCCCAGCTTGGGAAGGTTCGCCACAGGGTAAGCGCTGATAATTTCGCGCCCCGCTGTTGCCGGGAATTTGCTGAAAATGTAATTGCGTTCCTTGCCGTCCTGGCACTGGATGGATTCCACCTTGGGCTCAAGGAGAGGTGAATTTTGCATTTGTTGCCTCGGGTTAAGGTTTGATTGTTGACAGGATTTAAAACCTGCGATAGGGTTATGCACAACGAGGGATTGGCTCTCGTTGGCCGGAAGCCATTAGCACCCGGCATTGTACTAATAAGCAGGGGAAACACTCCACTCACGAGGTAATCATCATGAACACTCAGGACATCTGGAACGTTAACGGTTTCACGCGCGACCATCGTGCGCTGCGCGTTACCGACACAAAGGGCGATCTGGTAGCGCTCGTTACCATCCCCGATAACGGGGGCGAAGACGCCGAGACGGAAGCCCTCAAGAATGCCGCGCTGATTTCATGCGCCGCCCCTTTCCGAAAGCTGGCCGATGCGGTTCTCCGATGGAGCGACAAGCAGGACGCGAAACACAAGCTGCCGCGACCCTTGCAGCGACGACTCATCTCTACTGTGATGAAGTCCAACGCTCGCATCTGACGAAAGGCGCCCCTTAGCGGGCGCCTTTCCTTTTCGGGAGAGTGCCATGCATCATTCCAGGTCCAAATCCGATCTTTGGGAATTCGGCGGCTTCGTCCTCGTCATATGCGTGATTCTGGTTGCCGCTACCGGGTGTGTTCTATGGTGGCTGTGCAAGTGTTGACAAAGTTTTAAAATCGCATTATCGTCCCCTTCACACAAACGAAGGGGACTTAAATGAAACTGTTCATCTCCGAGTTTTGCAACGCTGTCATCGCCATCATTGCCGCCCTGGCATTCCTGTTTGCCTGCGCTGTCGTCATCAACCCGCGTGCGGCATTCGGACTGGTGGACGGCGTGAACCACACCACTGACAAGGCCACGGTCACCGTGCATGCGGAGGAAATGTGAAGGTCCGTCTAGCATTCGGGTTGCGCGCCCGCGAAAAGCGCAATGAAGCGCCCACCGAGGTTAGTTTTATCATCAACGTGGACGATGCCGATGGAGCCGACTTGGCTTTGTGTGCATGGACTCCGCGCGACAATGAGGACGTCGTTTGCGTTTGGTCCGACTGGTCCAACATCATCGAATGAGAAAAGGGGCCTTGCGGCCCCTTTTCCTTAGTTCGTACCCGCCTGATTCTCGAAGCGGAAACCGTACGTCTTGGTCTTGTAGCGGCCGGCGGACTGAATCGAGTTTCCAGGAACGCCACTGATGGTAACGCCCTGCTGGAAAATCTTGATCTTGCCGTCCGGATAGACGCCGGTAAGGGTGATGATGTCACGGGCGCCGCGCTTACCCTTGGCAACACGGTTAGCCTCGAAGAGCAATGCGAGGTTCGTGTCATCCACACCGTTCGGCACTACGGCCAGTTTGATTTCGATTGGCGTAGGTTTCGCCCACACCACCATATCGCCGTTGACGCCCATGCCAGTATCGGCAATGGTCAGCTCAGGCAGGTCGAACGGATCGGTATCGTCCGCCCACTGCGACAGTTCAAGGCCCGCCGGGAAAGTTGTGGACGCAACCACCACCACTTTAAGGCCAAAGCCGGAAATATTCTCGCTCATGTTTCACTCCTGCATTGGAATCGCCCCGGAGAACCGGGGCGGTAATGGTTAAATGAGTACGTCGGAACCTTCGACCTTACGGATTTGATCGTCCTTGCTGTAAACCAGCACATAGACCGCCTTGTACTCGGTCCGACCGTCCGGGGTCTGATAAGACAGAATTTCAACATCAATCCAATAACCAATGTTTTGGATTTGCTGCCACGCATTCGGATCATTGGTGATCTGCGTGACATATTGTTTCTGTTGAGGGGTCAGCAGTTTGCCCACAGAGATGGTCCCGTTGTTGATGGCCGCGTCAATCGAAGGCTGGATGTTCGACAGCACCAGACCGCGACCCGTATCATTCGCCGGAATACGAGGCAGTCCCAGGAACGCATTAAGGATGTTCGTGGTGATGTCGTCTTTCAGCCAAATTTCATTGGTGTAGGTATTGATGTCCAGCGGAGCCGTCTTTCCGCCCATCAGAACGCCACGCTGATAGAACGAGAATTGACGACCGGCGCGCATGACTTGGCCGTTGTAGTTGGCGCGGACCAAATCCATAGCGTCGGAGGTCTGTGTGTCGGTCACCGTAGCCACGCGGTTATTAAACTCATAGAACATGTAGTTCTGCGAGCTGTTCGGGCGCGAATAATCCGTGGCCGCGAGGATTTCCATGGGCTCGAATTCAGCCCAATCCGCTCCATTAGGAACGCTGATGGTCAGCGCCGTACCTGCATTGCCCTTCAAAGCCGCGTAGAGGTTCGGGGCCGTTGCGATGGTTCCTGGCAGGCAGTACAGGTACTTCACGTTCTGCGCAGCATTCCACGCCGACACGGCCGCGATATCCGCATCAGGGAGCGGAGTAGGCGGCGATGTGGACGAGTCGATGAAGCCGAACGAACCGAAGTTGTCCGACAGAGCGGCGGAATCTTGCACGGCTTGGAGCGGAGTCTGCGCGGAAACGCCGGGGACAGCCTTACCACCACTTGCCGTTGCAAGCGCTGCCTGCGAACCAAAATCGGTCCCGGGCGTAGCCGTGGGAACCACTTCGATCAGGTTTCCAGAACCGCTCACCGAGCCTTGAATGGTGAATACGCCCGTAGCAGCCGTGTAAAGCACTGTTGCGTTGACGAGCTGCGGATTGGCATTGGCACGCAATGCGGTCTGGACATCCGCGCGGATATCCTCGAACGAGGTGGCCGCCGAAAGGTCCATGCCGGTAATGTTGACCGGAGTGACCACGTTGTTCGTGTCAGTGACATTGAAGCTAATCGCCGTGCAAGCCTTCAAAGACGTAAGCACCGCATTACCGAGAATACCCGGCGCACCAACCACCTGAGGTGCCGCTGCCGTCTTTGACCATGCGTACATGGAAAGGCGACGTGCTCCCGTGTTCATCTTGGACACGAAAGCAAAATACTTCGATGCGGCGATATATTCGGGCGACGTCTCCGGGAAGCGTGTGCCCACGTCGTCAATGCTATCGAATTCCACCAGCTCGCCCGGAAGCAGCAGCGAGGATGTGGTGATGTAACGGCCGATGAGCTGGCGATTAGCTACCGCCGAAGCACCGCCTACACCGCTGGTGATGTCAATGTATTTGTTGATCGAAATAGACATTTAATGTCTCCATATTTTCAAACGGGGTAGATTTCGGCGTCAACAGCGGTAATTGCCGGCGTCGTCAACGAAAGTTTACGCTGATGCTGCATTACAACGTCGAAGCTCGGTGTTGCTTCAAATCGCTCACGATCATCGACAATGTAAGGATTGCCCACATTGGTAATACGCTCTACGTTAGCCCCACCTGCGCGCAATGTTTTCAGTATAGCATCCGCGCTTAGCAGCATAGCCACATGATTTACAAGGTCAGACGCTGTGGGAATGGACAAATCTTCCGGATTCTGCAAAACCCAGGCACTAAATTGAATCGTTGTTTCGTAGAGCTGCAAATAATCCGTGGGAATGGGCAATGTGGGATCGGAAGGCATGGACAAATCCATATCTTCGCGAGTAAATCCGTATCGTTTATCAAAAAGCTTTTCAAAATACACAGTGGGTTGTGTAGGCACACCTTGCTGTGTGGGCTGTTCTTTTTGAAGCATAGTTGCCGTTGGAAACTTCGCCTGAATGAGCGGCTCCAATGTGGACATAATCAAACTAAAGAGTTCGTTGTCAGTCATTGTTTATAATCCACAGCTACGCAAAGAAGTGGGCCAACCCAGCCAATGCCGCCTTGAAATCCCCCATCAATGCCGTACCAATCCGTTTGCGATTCCAACTGGTAACGACGCCCGTCAGGCAAGATGAATTGATCGCCCGACACATCGCGATCCAGGTCCGTTACGTCCAACGACACAAAGACATTGACGTACTGCTTTTGCAAATCCAAACCCAATTGGTTATAGGTTGTACGAGGAACGGCTTGAACCGAAGCCTGTACATCGACCGGAGTTGCATACGAAGAAATCCATTGGCCTACTGCGTTTTTAACGCGGCCAAGATATTTCACATATTGGATTGTGAGGGTATCGATAACCTGTGTCGCATCGTCCAACAAGTTGGACCCAGGGACGCCACCCGGAGGCATGGGAAGAAGCGGCATTAATTCACCTTGTATGTAAGCGTGTTTTTAAGCTGTCCGCTATCAATGAGCGGAGTATCCTTTCCTTTACCTTGACCGAATGTTCGATCCTTTCGAGTCGCAGCGTATCCTGCGCGTCGTGGTGAGCCATCCGCGTTGTACCCAAGGATCATGCCGTGAATCGTGGATTCTGCATTACGCTGGAAATCACCCGATTCAATCGTGTCTTGAAAATCCGAAGCGGTTGCCATTCCAAATTGATTAAACCATTGATCGACGTTTCCGTCATTCATGGCCTTATTGATGGCATTCGCGAAACGTTTGTGGATCGTATTGCCCTTCTCGTTCATCGTCTTTCGCATCGGCGCACGCGCCGGCAAAATGACAGTGTTGCCGTTTTTGAGTGTGCGAGAACCGCCCACTTCATTGAAATAGGCGACAAGTGCCACGGGAATTCCACTGTGAGCGTACGTGTTGCCCTCAAACCAACCAATGGCAACTGACTTTTCTTGCACGGCTTTCATGCGCTGACGCATTTGTTCGGTGGGGCTCGTCATTGCGGACCCCACATGCCCGGTGTGGGCGGATAGAAAATGCCACCCACGCGACGAAACGCGGCCTGCTCAGGCAAGCCGCCAATGTAATCGCCACCCACGGTGTTGAGGTATAGCAGTGTCGCCGCTTGCTGACCCCATGGAGTTTGATTAAGCCACCACTGGAACTGATTTGGAGAAGGTGGCGCCTGCTTCTGCACACTCACTTTGTCGATAGTGGCCGACGTGATGAAACCACCCTGCTTTCCACGCTGGGCCATTGCATTGAGCGTCAGCATATGAGCTACAAAGAGATAGAGCAGAAACAGACGACACTTTCCCACAAGTTGATAACCCGTGTCCGACACGAAGCAAATCACCTCTTCCCAATACATATCGAGAAGTGCATCAGGATATAGGGTAGGATTTTCAAACTGCGGGAATTGCAGTCGAAAAATACTCCAATCCGGTGTAATGGGATTTCCGTTCGCGTCGCAGCACATAGTTAGGCGTCCAGGAGGGATTGCAGTTGTTCCGCAGTCAACGGCTTAGCGTTATCTGCCGGAGCTTGGTTGGCGTCTTGGAAATCGATCTTTCGTTCAAGCCGCTTATCATTGGGCAGCAACGGGGCCTGAGTATCGCGCTGAACCATGGTCGCGGTTTCTTTGCGAATCTTGGCTGCGTCGGCGCCAATGTCACGATCCAGAATCTTCAAATGACCTGCGTTGATAAAGGATTTGAAACCCTTATCTTCAAGCAGCCAAACAAGGTCATTATCATCGATGGCAGTCACCACGCCCGCAGGCGTCCACATGGGAATGCCGTTGTTATCCACGGTGTATTCGCCCACACCCCGACTGCTGGGGCGATTAGCGCCGCCCGCAATGAGGATGCGACGCAAAGGTTGTGGGTCTTTAATGTAAGAACCCTTTTCGCTAAGTACAGGCTTGCTGTATTTAACGAAAATAAATGGATTTGTGAGTGTGCTCAATACATATTTCATAAAAGCCTCTTGGCTAGGGTTGTTGATAAAGAAAGGGCGGCTAAAAAGCCGCCCTTTCAGTTTACAGCTTTAAGTCTCTACGTCTGTACTTCACTGTATTGACTTAAATGCCGAACGCACGGTAGACAGCATAAGGACGCTTGCAGAGAACGCCGGCCGTCGCATTGCTGTACGACTCAACGTAGCCCTTCGCGCGCTTCTCAACGCCAACGGTCATGAACTTCGTTTGCACGAGCTGCATGAACGTCTGACCACCGTCTGTGCTGCCGTCCACTTCCGAGGGAATCTCTTCCGCAAAGATGTAGAAGCAGTGTTGCAGGTCTCCAACCTGGGCCTGATCGCCAATCATCATTTCCGGCGCTTCCACGAGGCGAGCGTTCGGATAATTGGTCTTCAACCAGTCGAGGGCCGTGATACCGAAGGTATTGAAGACGGTCATGTCTTCAACGCGGTCGGTCGGAATCACAATCGTCACCGGAATCTTGGCGACATCGAGGTTACCCAGCGCCTGAGTGCGGATGGTACGGAAGCCCTGACGCAGGTCAGCGCAGATACCTTCCATGCCCTTAGACGCCCACGTTCCGCCAGCAACTTGCACAAACGCCGGCAGGTTCGGATCGTTCAAGAAGCCGTACGTACGGTTCTTGCCGTTGAAGTATCCGAAAAAGCCGATGCTGTTGCGGCGCTGTTCCAGCGAGATGGCAGCGGCATTGCGCTTCATTTCGCTATCCGACGCACGCATAGCCGCCGCACGCTCTTCCGACAGGACGCCGACCTGAATGCCCTCTTCGCCGCGCACGATGGTACGGCGGGCAAAGTTGACGTTCCACGAGGTCAGCGGGATGTTGGTGAAATCGCCGTACTCCTGCGAATTACCCGTCAGCTCCGCGATACCCTGCACGATTTCCTCATCACGCCATTCACCCAGGGTGGCGACGCCGAGAATTTCGTCAATGTTGCGCTTCGCAGTCAGGTTGTTCACAAAGCCAGGGAGCCAGCTTTGCAGGAATTGCAGCGGGGTAGGAACGGATGGTTGGGTCATGCCCAGCGATTGCAGGGCCGCGTCACCGGCATAAATCGCCTTCACCGCGTCTTGCACGATGTTGGGCGAAATGCGAATGCCGATTTCGTGCAGCGCACGCAGGGCAGCATCACCAACCTGTTGAGGCTTCAACTGCATGGGCTTGTCCATGCTTCGAGCCTTCAAGTTGCTGTAAATCTTGCTGAATTCGGTTGCCATATGAGCAATCTCCGATTAGGCCGACTGCGCTTGAGCGCCGGTCAGGGTGATAACGGCCAGCACCGGAGTTGCTTGCAATCCGATATTGGTGTTAAGGAAAGCGCCCTTGATGAGCTGCGTACCCGCCGGAGCAGCAGCTCCCGGGGCGACAGCCACCAGATTGCCCACAGCGTCGAACGCCACCTGTGCACCTGCCACGCCGGCCGCTGCGGTTGCCGCAGTGATCGACACGAACAGAATGCCCATGGTGCACAGCTCGCCCCACGAACCGTCCGGGAGCTGATACGACGGAGCCAGCGGACCGCCGCTCACGGTACCGTACAGAGCGTGCGCCTTCGGGTTGATGAGAATGCCCGCGAAAGTCACGCTGGTGCCGTCAGTGCCCGGCGTAGCCGTCTGCGTGGTCGCAATGCCGTTAGGGTTGCTCACGTCGCCGCCCGGGGCATAGACGAACGCCTGACCGAATCCGATGGGATTCGTTGGGGTAGTCGTATTCGCCACAAGGCGGAAGGACTGCGCACGCAGCGGGCCATCAGCGGCAATCTCACCAGGAAGACCGGCCGCATAGGCGTAGGTTACTTGTTGTTGAAACTCAGCCATGGTCGATTCTCCTTACTGGTTGAGGTATGCGGCCAGCGGAGCGAAATCGGATGCTGCGCTGTCGCCCGTCTTAACGGAGGTCGCCTTTGCCGCTGCCGCACCCTTCTGCTTGCCCAGGAAATACGAGTCCAGCGCAACGCGCGGCTCGCCCTTAAGACCTAGCTTCTTGGCGCCATAGGCAATGACGTCGGAGGCGGTCATCTGGCTGTGGTCGAACGTGCCGACTTCTGCCGAAATGAGGCCGTAATACTTTTCGCGGTCCTGCATATCCGCATAAAGCTTGCGCATAGCACTATCTCCGCCCTGCGTGTTGGTGCCCTTCTTGGGGCCTTCCGAAACACCGTTGCTACCACCATTGGCGGTCTCGCCGGTTCCCTGAGCGCCTTCGACTTCGCCCGGCAGACCGTTTTCACCGGTTGCCACGTTGTCACCGACTTCGCCCACACCGTTGGTACCTTCGGCCACGTTGTCGCCGCCTTCGGTCTTGCCGGTACCGGGAGCCGCTGCACCCGCTTCACCGCCGGACTGGCCCATGCCTGCCTTTTCCTTGAGCTTGGGCAGCAGTTCGTCCAGCATGGCGCACGCATCGGACAGGTTGAAGGTATCGCCGTTCTCGGCGGAGCCCTGGGCATTCACCGGAGGCTCGGCCGAAGCCTCACCCTCGCCGCCCGGAGCAGGAGCCGCCGCACCTTCGCCACCACCGGAAGCCAGTGCCGCTTGAATCTTCGGCAGCAGAGCTTGCAGAGCGGCTTGCAGTTCGGCTTGTGGGTTGCCGTCCTGAGTCTCGTTCTCCATAGGAGCATCCTCTTGAGTGTTGTTGGATGGGATTGCATTTGCATCTAGCGTGATGCTGACGGAATCAAACACGCGCCCATCCAAAACGCGCGCTCCCGCGACTCGTCCCTCAGTTACGAGGGCAATGTGATTTCCAAGCATGTCGGTCTGCACGTATTCGTACGGCTGACCATTGAACACGCCAGGGGCATAGGTGAAACGAGAGGTGTAACCAAGGGACAAATCCTTTTTGCCCCTTTGAATGGCTTGACGAAGCCGGCGCGAGAAAACTTTCAAATCTCCACGCAGCCAGGGATCATCCCAATAGACGTTATCAGTAATAACGCCATCGACGCCTTTTTCCTCTGGCGCCATACCATCAGCGTCTGAGGCATCCGGATCGCCGTTCAAATAATCATGGTCATCAATCCAAGGCATCGACTTAAGCGACTCGATTAGCTTTGGATTGTTCACCTCTTCTTTCGGGCGAAACACTTTGACCACACGCATCGGATCGCCTGTGGTATCTCCCACTTGCCCCGCGCCATAATCAAAGATTCCGTAAGACGACAGCGGACAGCCCTTAATGAGCAGAAACCCATTCTGATCGACTGATTGAGCGCTGCTAGCCATCTAAACGGCCACCCTTAAAACAAAAGACGCGCATAGTGTATATGCGCGTCTTTTAATTTAGCAATCATTTTACAAGTAAATACAAATACTTACTTGTTAATCAAACTCAAAAGCAGTGTGATATCGGCTTGAATGTCTTTCATTAGATCAGCTTCGATACCATCGCCCGATTTCTTTGCCTTGTTTTCGCGTTGCTCATTCAAGGCAATAGCAACGGCTTGTTTTTGTGGTTTACCAGCCGCCATTTCTGTTTTGATGTTCTTGGAGACGGCTTTTTCGGATGTTCCAGTAGATAATGGCATGGTCACTCCTTACGGACTCGAATTAGAAATGTCATACCACTCCGTTCCGTTCCACATGAAAGACCGTATTGTTGCGGGCTGAACGATAATGGTTTTTGTGGCAGTCCTTCCGGCGGCATTCGACGGATCGGCCACCATCACGTTTTCGGCGAAACCCATGGACGCTTCCTTAGTATTGGGAAGCATGGATTTCACAGAGAAACGCCAGCCCGGTTGAAGAGAGGCGGCGGTTGGAACGGTGATGTTGATCGAATTTGTTCCCGTGGCTATCCAAAGGTCTCCATCATGAATATCGCTAAGCGTCGTATTCGCACTGATAGGGAATATGGAACTTGCATAGCTATCTGACAACAGAATGGCGCGCCACGTGTCACCATTGATTTTAAACATCCAGGTGTTGCCTGGATAAATGGTAGTTGGCTGAATTGGACCTGCGGTATAAACCGTGTCCTGGAATGTCACTGTCGTCTTCAAAGCAACTTTTTGGCTTTGAAGATAGAACAAGGTTCCATCGCGAACCCCTTTAGCTTTCAAATCCGAAATCTTAGGGATTGTCATCGACGTGCATCCGAAAAGAATGTCAAATTCAAAATTGACAATGGTTGTCGGAGCACATGAAGCCGAACTAAGCACATTGGTAGGACCAATGCCCGGCATGGAGTCCACATAACCCTTTGTGGTTAACGACAGAGCATTGACCGGGTTATAGCCTGTTGCTGCTTGAATATCCCCGTTAGCGAGAATAGTCAGGCGAGTAGTGGGTGGCGTGTTCGATGTGGCGCCACGAGTCGCGAAAAGGAGATTGCCTTGCGTGTTACCGCTCTTGTTCGTCTCTTGAAATCCGACGTATGCCGGAGGATTATCCGTAGCGTTGGGAGCGTATCCAAAACCAATGAGACGATAAGAATTGACGTTCCATTCGCCTCCGCCCAATCGCAAATATTCGGCAGTAGGTCCGAATGTTGTAACACCGTTTTGAGCCACCGCCTGCGATATGCGAATCCACGCGGGGAACGTGGTTGTTGATTTGCGAATATCCAGGAGACCGGACGTCATCGTTCCACCAGTCGTTTTAAGAGCTGTTGGAATGGTCATCTTACCGGTTCCGTCAACCACAACATCGCCCGCTGTCCCGCCGAGCACTCCGCCAAGGGAATTCTCTTTGGCAACAGGAATGGGTGGATTATCCGGATTGGAGTAATAAGTGACAGTTACGCCGTAGATAGAACCGGCGCTGTTGTCCTGAAACAAAACGGCGGTCTCTCCCCATTTGATATCAACCTGAGAAACTGTGTTTCCAGTCTGTCCCTCATAAGCGGAAATGCCATTTGGCATTTTGATAGACAACGTTGGCTTCTTTGTCGGATCGCCACCGTTGGTAATCCAAAAGTAAGGACCGCTGCTATAAAACTGAGGATTCAGAGACTGATTATGCGGATAGGGAAATCCGGTTTGCAAAACCGTGTCCGAATCGAATCCCGTAAATGTCACCGGCAGATTTGCGTAATTGAAACTCAGATTTCCATCCGGTGGAAGAGTGGATAGCTGCGAAGGACTCACCGGTTGAGCGAACACATTGCCGTGAATCGGTGAAAAGAACACCGAAAAGGCAATGAGTATGAAAAACAAATACAATCGTTTCATTTTAAACTCCTTAGCTAAATGTTCCGACGAACGTGCCAAAAACACCGGTAAAGTTTGCGTCTGGATTTGCCGCTACCACCAAGCTCAGCGAATCACCCGCAGCAAAAGACACAGCAGATGCAACGGAAATAGTTCCGAGTACAGGGGAGCCAGTGGAGGCCGTAACGGGAAAGCTAATGGACCCAACGCTTACGCCGTTCTTCATGATGTTCACCGAGCTAATCGCGGTTGTGGGCGATCCTGTAGGAAGGATGAAAGCAAACTTGCTTCCCGTCGCTCCCGCCGGAATAGTCAATGCGGCAGGCAGATATTCATAGAAAATGATGTCCCCCGCAGCATACGGAGCGCTTGGTACATAAGGCTTGCTTGTAAAGAATCGGGTACTTGTGAGTTTGTTACTCACAATTGCCATACCACTTCCGAGATTCACGCCAAGCGTTCCCGCCCCATCCACAGTCAGACCGCTAGCCGCTGGAACTTTGACGCCACCGACTTGCGCGACCTGCGCAGGTGCCACCGAAATGGCTCCGCCGACATTTGTGAGGCCCGATGTCGCTGTAACAAGAACGCCTCCCAGCGCCACCGCCGATGCGGGGCCAACCGAAACCGCACCCGTATTGGCGTCAACGGTGAGATTGGTGCCTGCGTTGAACGAAAGGGCACCCGTGTTGCTATCCAGGGTCAGACCGCTATTGACCGCAACCTTTACGCCACCAATGGCATTCGTATGTGCCGCATTCAGAACCACTGAACCGTCACCGGCCACAGTCAGCCCACCGTCTGTGGGGATCATGACGACGCCTGTCGTCGTTGCTGTGGCAATCGGAAGAGTGGGAGCCGCACCTGCGTCCGTGGTGATATAGAAGAAATGCGCATTGACGTTTTGATCGTAATCAAAAACTCCATAGAAACTCGAACCCGGAGGAAGACTCACAGAAGTTTCAAAACTTCCATTGACAATCAAACCGTATGCCGAATTTTCACACGAGGCATCCACTGTGGATGCGCTTGTGTTAATGACGCGAAGATAATCGCCCGTCCGCGCATTGGATGGAATCGTCAATGCGGTTCCCGAATTATTAAGCACGAGATTATCTGCGTTCAAAAGCAAATAACCGGAGCTTGTTACAATGCGCTCAGAACTAATAAATTGGCCGTTCATTGGAAAGCTCCTGATTAGATAGCGAGTATGTTAATGCGCAAGGCTGCGTAGTACGGCAACATTGGTTAAATGCTGCCTTAATCCAGGTCCACAATGGGAATCATTCGGCATCGACAATGGATCGCTTCGCCGGGCAAACCTTGGTCCTGCTCCGGACCTTCCCACAATTCCGGCGAATCCAGACGGAAAATCCCCGGTCCATAACCCACGTCCTGATATTGACGATCAATGTGGGTCTGACGAGGATGCAATGAAGCAGACGAATGTTTCCATTTGAATTTAGAAACACCGTTTTGCTCCATACGAGATTTATTCAATGCCGTATAGAGTTTGGAGGTTTGGTCTTCCGCGATGAATTGCGCACGACGCTTCGTCATGCCTTCCCGGTCTTTCAGGAAGTCCATGATTTTGTCAGCGCCCAGCTCTTCCGGATTGCTGCTCGCGATGGATCGATAAACCACACCCTCAATTTCGGTCGCGAACTTCTCTTGAATGTTCGTGATGAGGGAAACGTTCTGCTCAATCGCGGATTGCAGGCTGTTTTTGATTTCCTGCGTCTTGACATCTTTTGGCTGATCGATGCCAAGTGACTTCAAACTGTGTTTTGCGCTGAACTGACTATACTTGTCAGTTTTAGCCACAAATGCCTCGGCGGCTCGTTTTGCATACGGTGCGAAGATGCCGCGCCACTTGCGGTCAAGACGCTGCAAAGTGCGCTTCATGAGACCGGTAACACTGGCGTCCTCCGTAAGAACACCCTCCGCAGACGGGGCTTGCATGGCGGCTGATAGCTCCGCATGGTAGTCCTTTACCATACGGTCTATCAAAGCTTTTAAATCTGATCCGTAAGCATCCGAAATCGCAGCGGACGCAATCAACTGCGTCCCCTGAGCGATAGGTTCGCGAGCTTTTCGCTTGCGTTCTTTGGATGCTTTAAAAGCCATGCGGACGCAGATAATCAGGAAGAATCGAAGAAATGGTCTCGGGAGTCAATTCCTCCGGAGAGCTTTCCGGCGAAGGATCGGGAGATGCGCTTTCCTGCGCGGTAGGCGAAGCCGTTGACTTACGCTTGGAACTTCCCTTGACCTTTTCCGTTACACCTTCAATAACGGTTTCAATCTTTTCCTCAACTTTTTGGGCTGCGTCTTCCAGCTTTTCCAAAAGTGTTTCGGACTTCACGTCTTCCACGGGTTGAGGCACAGCGATATCAACGGGAGATTGTGTTTCGTCAGTCATTTCAAACCCTCTTGATTATTCAAACGTTCGATAATCGGAGCAAGGCGCCGAAAGATCAGCGCTTCGCATCCATTCTCGGAAAGATTCCAAGTCCTGGAATACTACATGCGAATCGTAGCCGTCCCAATCCTTCTGATAACTCATTGCGTACGCTTCAAGGGCTTCCTCTTCGCTATTAAAACCGAACATCACTTTATGTTCGTCAAATTCGCGATTTGTCGGCTCAACCTGATTAATAACTACAACAAGACGGCTCTTTGTGTTCGGACCAACGAAAGCATCTAGTTCATCGCCATCGGCGCCTTCCACACCGTTGATGTAACCATAATGGTGCGGCATTAGGGTGGACCATGCCTTTCCTTCCAATGTCTCACCCGAGCGCACAGTGCCTTTTCGATTTTCAATGGAAATGGTCATACGACCCATTTTCACCTTTGGCATATTGCGATGGCTGTACTTCGCACCCATGCCTGAATCAGGCAAACCGGTCTCGCTGTAGCCACGTCCTGCCACTGCCGCATCTCCGAGCAATGTGCGTGCGCCCGTGTTGACTTCGGTACGCATGGCAGGATTCACGCTGGGCAGAACCGAGCGTGTAACGGTGGGCTCCATGGCGCGACGCTTAACGGTAATAGCATCCATAATAGACGGAGCGTTGAGCATCTTTGCCAGCGCTTCGAGAATGGGGCGGATGTCTTCGCAATCCAAATTGTCCGCCCCACTTCCCGTGACCATCGCATGAAATTGGCGCAGTCGATCCATGAGACCTGCATCAAGATCGTCGTTTTCCATATGTGGCTGTAGCGATGCCGCCAGACGATCAAGGTCTGGTTTCATAGCGATTGCATCGGAAGGCGCTCCCACTTCCGTTTCCTTTGCTTGCGCGGTTTGTTCCTTCGATTCTGCCGTCTGCAATTTCGCTTCGTTCTCCGGCGATGCACCCATGTCGCTTGAGGCTTCCTCGTCGCCCAAGTGGTTGTAACCGGAGAGAGGATCATTCTTGACACGGTTGCGCTCATCATCCGGCGATGTCGCACCAAGGTTGAGCAGAATTTCGCCCGTTTGGGCCTTCTTCAAATTAAGATCGGCCAGCTCCGCCGCCGTGAACGAATCGGTACGGTTCCACACCGCCTCAAGCTGGATGTCCACACCATATTCGCTCTTGACCACGAGCTGATGGTGGCGTTGCAGCAGTGGCGTCAAGAACGCTTGCACAGATTCGAGCTTTTCATGGTAGTTCTTTTCTTCACCCGAACCGTTGGATTGAAATCCTTTCGGAGAAGTGCCCAGCAACTTGGTTGCCGGAACTTCGGCGATAGCGGCCACGAGCTGATATTGATTCATGATGACCGAATCAAGATCAGCCAACGAGGTGTCAAATTGTTCAACCGCATCCTCAAGACCAACCGTCTTGACGCCGAAATTGTCTCGGTGAGAGACCCATTTCATGATGCGATTCAAGAATCGTTGCGGATGCGCTTCCGCTGCCATCAAATCCGTGTGCAGTACGGTTTGACGCTTCGATGTAGCCAGCAATGGCCCTTCGTTCGCTGTGCGCTCTGCGTTATAGACGCGCTCATAAATGCGCTGCGTCAGAGGAATGCCACCAAAGATGTACATTGGCTTCAAAATGTCCATTGGTTCCGGCCCCTTGCCGATAACCAAATGCGACTTGTGGTATTTCTTTCCGCCAATAGTCCAATATTCTGGAACGTAGAAATTTTGGCTGGTTGGGTCGCTGAACCCTTCGCCAAAGACCGGCATCATCCAATAGGGATCAACCTGCTTGATTCCCTTATACGAGCCCTTCGTAACGCCATCAATATTAAACGGCTTGGCGTAATAATCAGGGTCTTGACTCTCCACCTGGAAGATGCACACGCGAATACCGAACACTTGCGTGAAGCGCCACATCTCACGCATGTGTTCAGCGATTTTATAATCCTTGTCCAGTTCGCGAACGCGGGCAATAAACGTTTCGATGTCCACGCCAAGACCTTCAAAATTCGGATCATCGTCGTTCATCACCGACAATTCATAACCGTTGCGCGTGGCGTCTTCGCCCGGCATACGGCATGCCTTGTCCACAAGCCAATGCTGTTGCATCAAACCGCAGGTTTGATAGCCGATGAATGATTGCGCGTTGTACCAGTTGCCCACAGCCTCCGGCACCGTGTACGCGCTCCACGCCACATTCACGGATGGCGTTCCCGATCCCTGATAGGTTCCGTCCTGCGTAATGACCGGATGCGATGCCGCGTCGCCAACAAAAACTTTTCCATCCTTGGTCTGGACGGTTTTAGATTCGGCGAACTTTTCTACGGTGGGAAAATCATTGATGGTGGGAAGTCCATCAAGCGGATTTTTCGGCAGGCCCGCGAAGTCGGGCGGAGTGATTTCCACAGGACCAAGATCGGCCGCTGTTCGAGGAACGATTTTAGACGCTTCGACTGCCTTGGCAATCGGGCGCTTTCGGAAGAGGCGAGAAAAGAGGTTCATTGGGTACCCTCGTCATGACGCGCGCAAGGGTACACGTACCGTATGAAATCAACAAGTTAGCGTAAAGCAGATGCTGTACGTTTGGCTTGTTTCAAACATCAACGAAACGGCGGGTTGACTACTGATAGAGGTATGCGCTCATTGATGTGATGGCGGCTCCGCCCGCAGCCCCGGAGGGCTTCTCATCCATTTGAGCTTACCATACTTCGTATCAAGTAGTCAAAATTTTTCGGTCACTGTATAGGCAACTTGCATCAGTGCCCTTTATAGGCAACGCTGTATAGGCAACTACACAACGCAACAAACCGAGGCATCAATGAAACGCAGTGATCGAGAGTTTTATGTCAAGCGAGCAAAGGAAATGGGGCCGAAACCAAAGCGTTCACGTGGTGACGCACGCACCTACGAAGACGGTTTTATGAGTCGTGCGCAAGTAGCCAAGGCGCTGGGTCTCACAGGATTCGGTGCATGGGTCCAAGTTCAAAAGGCGTTGGTTACTGGTCGCTATTCGCTCACCAATGGCGAATTGACAAGTAAGGCGGAAGGGTTGGTTAAGATGTATGAGGATTTCAATCCTCATACAGGGACATCGAAGTCTTGGATGATCCTGCATCCTTCCATGGTTGAAATTCTTCGACCCATCGTAAAAAAGAACATGGAAGCGCCGAAGGATGCGCTACCGGGACAGCATCCAAAACGCGAATATCCGGAAGGCTATACGTCGCTTTACAACATCGCGCAGATATTGGGCGCGAGTCCGAAGCGTGTGCGAGACCTGATGCTTTTGTGGGGCGTTGCTCGCATGGAGGACGGCATGCTTGTCCCAGGTGAAGGCGTGGACGATGCGGCGCAGCTCTACACGGAAATAAACGCACGAGGGAAGGAAGAAAAGTGGTATGTGTGGAATATCCATGGTTATTTCATGAACGATTTAAAAGCCCATTTTTCTGAGCATCCCGAGGAACTTGTCAATGCAAGCTAAGCGCACGTTGCAGGCCATTACGGACGCGATCAACGCGGATGGAGGTGCCAAATTCCGCTATTGGCTGGGCAAGGTGCTGCCCCACATGACCGATGCATATCGTGGCGAGGATGAAGGTAAACGACAGCATCTCGGTGCCTCCCAAATTGGCAAGGAATGTGCTCGCTCCATCTGGTATGCGTTTCGATGGGTAGGCGAAGACCCGATTGCGCTGGCAGACGATGAAATCACGGAGATGAAGAAGCGGGCGCGTATGCTTCGTCTGTGGAATCGTGGTCATCTTGAAGAAGCACGGTTTATAGCCATGCTTCTGATGATTGGCTGCAAAGTCGAACAGCAACGCAACGGGAAACAGCTCCGTTTCCAGTCCTCAGATGGACATTTCGCGGGTTCCATGGACGGCATTGTCCACAACCTGCCAGACGCCATGCCGGGCGAGCCCTGGCTCAATGAATACAAAACCTACAACGAGAAGCGATTCAAAGAGCTGGTTTTGAACGGCGTGCGGATGAGTGACGAGACCTACTATGTCCAGATGCAAATCTACATGCACAAATTCGGTCTCCGATACTGCCTGTTCTTCGCCGTCAACAAGAACGATGACGATCTGTATGCGGAAATCGTGGAATACAACCGCGAGACGGCTTTGCAGTACATGGACCGCGCGCATGTCGTCGTGCATTCGCCGAAGCCACCTATGCGCATTCGCGGAGCCGGATTGGGAAAGCTGACCTGCAAGTGGTGTAGTTTTAAAAAGCTGTGCTTGCCGATTCGCGGTCAGCTTCGTGAAGTGGAACGCAATTGCCGCACATGCCAATGGTCTCGCCCTGATACGGTTCTCGGTGCGGACGGTGAGCCGCAATGGTTGTGTGACAAGTTCGATTTCACGTTGAACAAGACTGCTCAGATGGCCGGATGCGACGGCCATAGCGTCATTCCTGACTTGTGACCGTAAAGCGCCCGCTATACACTAGCGGGCCTTTTTCTTTGGGTGAATCATGCAACTCCGCCCTTATCAGGTTGAGGCCATCCAGGCCCCCTTTGATTACTATCGCGCCGGAAATAAGGGTCATCCGACCATCTGTCTACCCACAGGTACGGGCAAATCCATCGTGCTGGGCGGCATCGTCCATCGCTATATGGACATGTTCCCAAATTCGCACATTTTCTGTGCAACACATTCTGAAACTCTGGTTCAACAGAATTCCAACAAGCTGCTATCCATCTGGCCGCAAGCTCCGCTCGGCATCTACCACGCCGGATTGAATCGCCGCGAAGTGGACGCGCCCATTCTGTGGGCTGGCATCGACTCCGTAGCCAAGAAGCCGCACCTATTCGGCAAGCGCTCAATCATGCTGATTGACGAGGCCCACATGGTGGACTGGAAGGCAAAGACGCGCTATCGCCGGTGTATCGAGGGGCTGTGGAAAGCCAACCCGAAAATGAAAGTGATTGGCCTGACTGCCACCCCGTGGCGCCAGGGCTTGGGCAATATTGATGATGGCGATGCACTATTTACGCATCGTTGCTATTCTAAAATCGGCATTGAAGATTTCCACGAATTCATTGCGAATGATTGGCTTGCGACACTGCGTCCACTGCGCACTAATCTGCAAATCGATACGTCCGACGTTGCCACAACGGCCGGCGACTTCCAGCTAGACGAGCTGGAAAAAGTCACGAATCGCGAGGAAATCACGCGCGCTGCCATTGAGGAAAGCCTTGACGCGGCGGCAGACCGCAATCACTGGTTGGTGTTTTGCACGGGCGTGAAGCATGTGGAGGACGTCACGCAATGGCTCAATAGCTATGGCGTGCCAGCGGTGTGCGTCCACAGTAAAAAGCCGGCCGGTGATCCGGATTCCATGGACCCTGCCACGAACAACGGCGCAAAGAATCTGTTTGAAAGCGGACAAGCCCGCGCGCTCTGCAACATGGGTGTGTTGACCACTGGCTATGACGTGCCAAGCGTGGACTACATCATGATGCTGCGTGCCACCAAGTCCGCAGTCCTGTGGGTCCAGATGCTTGGCCGTGGCACGCGCCCGAAGCCTGCCGACGTCCTGCATCGCGATTGCCTTGTGGGCGATTTCGCGGGCAACACCAAGCGCCTGGGCTGTATCAACGATCCCGTGATCCCGCGCAAGAAAGGCCAGAAAGGTGGAGGTGAGGCGCCCGTGCGCGAATGCGCCACATGGCTGGAAGACCCGCAGACGGGTGCGGCGGTGGCCGTATGGATGCCCGGCGTCATTGAACATACGGGTTGCCGAACGATGTATCACGCTTCGTTGCGTGTCTGTCCGCATTGCCAGTGCCCAGCGCCACCGATCAAAGAAAAAATCACCAAGCGGGCCAGCTCTGATGCCCTCATCAAAGAGAGCGAGGACGGTACGCCTCAGGTTGAAATCTTCCGCGTGGATTACACGTCTTACCAGCTCCACCAAAAAGCCGGTAAGCCCGATATGGTGCACGTGTCTTATACGTGCGGTATTCGAGTGTTTCACGAATATCTGTGTTTTGAACATGACGGCTATGCCAAATTCAAAGCACACAAATGGTTCCGCAAGCGATTCCCTACGGGATCGATTCCGGCAACGTCCGAGCAAGTCATTGAAGAGTCTGATTTTTTTCCAACCACAACGCATATTCGAGTGTGGGTCAATAAGAAATATCCGGACATTCTCGATTGGTGCATGGACGGAACGGCATTCGGAACGGAAGAGGCGCAGGTGTACCAAAACCCTGAGATAGCGCTTTCTTTCCAGGAAGAAGACATTCCGTTCTAAAAGTTTGATTTGTTCAGCATCGATTCAGGTTAGTAATACTAATCTACTAACGTCGTATAGCTCGTCCACCGAATCCCCGAGTGACCGCCTCAGGCAGCAAGGTTAGTGGAGCGTTGTACGCTGGGCGCCGGCAGTTCCGGCGCACCGTCTCGGCGTGAACCGTGAACCTACCCACCTACCCAACCTCTCTACTTACCCAACAGTGCCGTACAACCGTACAGGTCCGCGTTACGCGGGTAGCCCAAGGCGGATCAACCGGACTCACACAATCAAGGAACAACGCCATGGCCTTTCTGCCTCCGAGATTGATGGTTGTCGCCCAGCGCGCGGGCGGAATCATGATCCGGATTTACTCGACTGCCTATTCGCTCTAGCGAATCGGGCCGGTAAATTTTTTTCCGTCATCCTAGGAATTTAAATGTCCGAAAATATCTTGATCGCTCCCAATGAGCAGGTTGTGCGCCTGCAATGGTTCGAGTTCGACCAAAACAACAGCGGCGGACGGTATGTCTCCGATGACCATGTTGCGTCGCGAGTGTGGATTCAGGCGACTAGCGCCGAAGCGGCTTGCGAGCGCATGGAATCCATCCTTGAACTGACCGATACGAGCTATTGCCCGTGCTGCGGTGAACGCTGGTACGTCGGTCCTTGGGGAATGGAGGGCCACGACGAACCCATGTGGTGGATGTGGCGCCCCAATGGCCGGGGCATGACTGTCCCGTTGCGTCTCGCCTTCCGGGAACCGGGCGCCGGTTACCTGGGGATTGATGTGATGTTCTATGCGTATGACGGCCGCAAGGTCAAATACGTAATTCCCGAGGCGGATGGCTCTCCGGAGCATCAGGCGCGAATTTCCGGTCTGAAAGCGTTGGGGTTCGACGTATGATCGCCAACAAGTACGATGCCGAACGCAAGGCTTGCGAGGTCATTGCGTCATGCACAACCATCGACCAAATTCGTGTGGCCGTCAAATTCGCCATTCGTGCATTCCGATTGCGCTATCCGGGAGATGACCGCATTTCATTGTGGGATGCCCAAATTAGCCTCGACTATCGTTATTTGATGGACGCCCGAGGGGTTAGCCGGGAGGGTCTTAGTCTGCTCCACGACCTGATTTCGGACCAAATCCGCGAGATTCGTGAAAACGATCCCGGATACCAAAAGCGGCGAGAAGCCGAGAAGGCCGCACATTACGAACAATGGGTGCGTGCGAGTGAACAGCGCCTGTGGGCGGAGTACGAGGCGTCCAAGAAGGCTCCGAAAGTGTCCGTGAATGTGGACGTAAAAGTTTCGGTCTAAAAGTGTTGACAGGCGTAATACGCGCCTGTAATCTACACCCATCGACCACACATTCGGATTCGCAATCATGACCACGCCCGCCGCTCGCAATCTCCTGAACGCTGTCGCCGCCGAGCTTAAGACTGACGACCGTCAGAAAGTCATCATGACCACGCTCGCCCTGATGGTCAAAGAGGGTGGCATCCAGGTGGAAACCGCCTACGAGATGATTTTTGGTGAAGGTTCGTGGCAGCGCCTGTGCGAATCGTCGTGGGAATCCCTTCACAATCTGGCTCAGGCCGCCTAACAGACCGAGGAACGTTTCAAAATGGCACGCAAGACCGGGTTTATTCGTGAAAATCCCTACTTCGCCATGGCCCGTGTTGATGGGCTCCAACGTGGATCACGTACTTACAGCGAATACGTGATCTACAAAAAACACACCCTCGGGCTCATTGAAGTGCATCGCAAGAGCGCGGGAGGTCCGCTGAGCGAGGCGCGTGTCAATACGCTGTTCGACAAGATCAGCGTAGCCGCTGCTAAGCGCGTGAAGGACGCCATCCCTTCACACAACTACGATGCGGCCGGTCTGCTGTAATGGATGCCCTCGACATCCTCAAGGGCGCGAGGTTCACGCTGTCGTTGCCCGGCGCGTGGCATCGGGGTTATTTCGCATCTGACGCCTACGGCAACCACGTGGCGTTGAACCACCCCGATGCGCTGCGGTTCTGCCTCATTGGCGCCATTGACCGCGAGGCGATGGTGGCCGGCGAGCCTATCGAAGTCACAGCCGGCGCCAAAGCGCTGCTTGCCGATTGGCTCACGCGCCGTTATGCCGAACGGTACGCGCCGGAGAAATTTCCCGGTCTTGCCTTGTGGAACGATTTTCAATCCAACGTCCGGCCCGTCCTTTCGCTTTTGGACGAAGTTATCGCACATCTCGAATTCACCAACGCGGGGAAAGTATGAAAACCGAAATTCAAATTCTGGAAGAAGCCCGCGCGAAAATCGCGGACCCGAAGAACTGGACCAAGGGCGTGCTTTGGCGTGACGCAGAAGGACAGCGCGTGCCGCCCAAGGAAGGTCCGGAAAAGGCAGTGTGCTTTTGCATGCTCGGCGCCATCCGTGCCGTTGTCCCGGGCGAGGAACACATCGAAGAGCGCAGCGCAGCGGCGTGCCGCCTGTGGGAGGCCGTCAACAGCCGCATCGTTGAACGGAAATGGCAAGACCATATGGTCATCGCCGATTTCAACGACGCGCCCACCACGACGCATGAAATGGTCCTCGCGAAGTATGACGAGGCTATCGCTATGGCGCGCGAAAGCGCGAGTGTGGCCGCATGACTCCGCACGACAAGGTTCCCTCGTTCTCAGATAAGCCCACGGTAGGTGCGGCAGCATTTCTCAAGAATGGGCGCGTCATCATAGTCTCAAGTGTATGGGACGGCGGTTTCAACGCCGATGTGCGGGAAAGCGAAGTTGAAATGGCGTTTTTCAACCGTAGCGAAGCGGGTGTCCTTGGCCCGTATATGCCACGGGGATGGGATTGGGACCGCATTAGAACGGTCGAAGAGACGATGGATGACTGGGCGGTGATGTATTTCATCCCTCCCTATGAGAAGCCGCACGTGTACAAGGTCGGTGACATGGGTCTCACGGCCAAGGGACTTAACTACAGCGTGTTCCGCGTGACCGCTGATGGCGTGACCGTTGGCCTGTGGGACACGGGGGAATGGGTCAGCTCCATCGGCTACTACCACACGAACGGAACGCTCCGCATGGCCCCGAGCGGCGCCAAGCATCAAGACCCGGGCGACCTGTGCCCGCCGCTGTGTACGGCCTGAGAAGTGATGTACACTCCCCGCGCGCCATCCCGGCGCGTGAGGGAATCTCAAATGAGCATAGCCACAACACTGGCCGGCGCTAAGGCGAAAATTGCCCTTGCGCTGGCTGCTTTGCTGGCCTTGGCAGTGGCCTTGTGGGAGGCATATACCAAGGGCAAGCAAAAGGCCGAACAGGCCACGAAGGACGCCGAATCGAAGGATTTGCGGGAGGTCATCAATGTGACCGGCGACGTAAACAGCATGATTCAGGCGCGACCGCCGAATATCTCGGTGATCGACATCAAGCCCGAGGCATCGCGATTGGGTGAGAGAACCGCCACGCCGGAAAACCTCCCGGGCGCCGTCCGTCTCGACCAAGCCAACCCCGACAGTTCAGCGGGCCGACTGAACATTCTGGTACAGGCGCGAAAATGAAATACGTGTTTCTAATCGCGGCTCTGATGTGTATTGGTGGCTGCGAAACCGTCACCGTTATCGATCACTGCACCGGCTGGGAGCCCGTCTTGCCTCACGAGGGGGATTCACTGACACAGGCAACCAGCGACGCGCAGCTAAAGCAACTGTGCACAGGTTATAAATTCCAGTGCTGGAATCCTCCCGGAATTGAACAGGCTTGCAAAGCAACGCCTGTCATCGCGCCTAGCACGAAATGATCTAACGGGGCGTGTATCTACACGTCCCGTTTTCGTTTCACAATGCTTTACTTAACGTTTTCACTTCCGTAATATCTAATCTTCCCGAGGCAATCATGCAAACTAAGATTCAGGCCGTACGAGCCTTGCGCAAAATTGTGCGAGGAAACGATGACTTGGTGACGTTCGATGCTGAGCTTGGATGGACTTTTGACGAAGAGTCGGCCCATTACCTCGCAGACCTACAGCCGGAGAACGACGCCCGGGGACAAGAAAGCATCCGAAAAACTACCGAGGCACCTATGAACGAAGAAAATACCCAATCCCCTGATGTTCGCGTTGAAACCTTTGAAACCGTGTCCCTGGCCGACGCCGAAATCGTGAGCAATGACGACGTTACCGAATCCAGCGATACCACGGATGGCAGCGTAAGCGCGGAGCCGGAGACCACGAAGCCAGCCAAGCCGGAGACGGCCCGTCAGCGTGAGAAGCGCGAAGCCAAGGAACGCAATCAGGCCGCACGCGCCGCGCGAGCTGCTGAGAAGGCCGAAATCAAGGCCAAGCGCGATGCCAAGCTGGCCGAAGGTCGCGCGAAGCGTCAAGCCGAAGAAGAGGCGAAGGCGAAGCGGAAGGCCGAGCGTAAGGCAAAGGCGGAAGCTGCCGCCGCTGAACGCGCCTCGAATGCTGCACGTCGGGAAGCCAACGCGGCCCAGCGTCAGGCCGAAAAGCAGAACGGCGTCTACAAACCGAAGCCGGGTTCGCTACTGAATCATCTGTGGTCGATCATCGAGAAGGAAAAGGAAGCGCTTGGCCGCATGCCAACGTTTGATGAGTACGCGGAACGCATTCGCGGACTGGCCGATCACGGCACGCCGCTGACGCAGACGACGGCTTATTACAACTATCGACGTTTCCATGGCATTAAGGTGCGGGAACGTAAGGTGTACCCCGTGGAAGCTGCCGCTTCCGCTGAGTCCGCCGTGTAATTCTCACCCCTGCGCGGTGACATCGAAAGCCCCTCTCCGGAGGGGCTTTCTTTTTGCTGTACACTGCTATACGGTACACGCTCCCAAAAGAGGATTTTGCAATGGCGAAAGAGACAGGTATCACAACGACGATCAAAAATCGAACCACCGCGACGGGAGATTGGAAAGTAACCCAAATGTGTCCGGATTGTGCGCTCATGAACTGCTCCCCTTTTTGGGCATTCATCAACGCTTCGCCCTGGGCAAGCGATTCAAGTGCCGATTGGAAGTGCTGTCCGCGATGCGGTGCCGAACCCGAGGCCATTGTTGCACGCCCTACGGTGAGCTATTGGTTTGAGGAAACCATCACGCGAGTACGTTGGTTCTTCGGTCTACTCCCATGGGAAAGTTGCGAACGGGTTGCAGTGCGAAACCATACAAAAACGGAATGGCGATGGCTGGGTGAAGCTCCGTCATGTACCCGGATTAAAGAATATGACAAGGGCATCACTCGCTTCGTTATGCCGGACTAAAGTCATGCTCAAGGAATTGAAATTTGTAAGCGGATCGCTGGGCAAGGCGAAGTTCGATAGCGCCTTGTCTCACTTCATCATCAAGAATGGCCGCGTGAAAGCGTTCAATGGCGTTGTCGCGATGTCCTGCCCGATTCCCACCGCCTTGGATGTACAGCCCGACGCTGCGCAGCTAACCAAGGCGGTGGGCCTATGCAAAGATGAGGGTGTGGAGCTGACCGTGACGCCGGCCGGCAAGCTGCGCGTCCGCTCGGGCGCGTACAAGGTGTTTGTGAATTGCTACAACACGCCGATCCCAAATCCAGAGCCCGAAGGCATTGCTACGCCCATCGATGGCAAAGCGTTGATTGAAACGCTAAAGATCATGGCGCCCTTCATGGGCACCGACAGTAACCACGCATGGAACAATGGCGTCTATTTTAAAGGCGAATCGGTGTTCTCATCGAACAACGTGATATTGGTGGAGGCCAAAGCCGGGACGGTATTCCCCACACCCGCCAATGTGCCATCCGTGGCCGTCAAGGAGTTGTTGCGCATCGGTGAGCACCCTACCCATGTCCAGCTCTCCACGCGGTCCGTAACGTTCCATTACGAGGGCCAGCGCTGGCTGCGCACACAATTGCGCGAGCAGGGCTTTCCCGAGGGCATCCCGGAGATGTTCAAAAAGCGACCGCTCACGTTGCAGAGCGTGCCGGGCGCGCTGTGGGCAAGTCTCGACGCGCTGTCACCCTTCGTGGATGACCTGAAACGCATCTTCATCAAGGGCGGCATCGCATCGACACATCTTGGCAGCGACACAGGCGCGAGCTACGCGGTGGGCGATCTTCCCGACTGCGCGTTTAATATCGACATGCTCAAGCTTGTGCGTCCGGTTGCCACGCGCATCGATTTCAACGAATACCCCAAGCCGGGCTATTTCCAAGGCATGAAAGACGGTGTGCGCATTCGTGGTTTGATTACTCCGATTCGAGGTTTGTGACGATGCCGGGGCTTGTTCTTAACACTCGCTATCACGTTGAAGGAATGTACTTCAATTCTCTTCAACATCTCTTCAAATATGGACAATCGAAAGGCTACACCGGTTCCAGAAGTGCGTTATGGAAACGCCTGAATGCGCGCCCAGGTATCACCATGAAGGAGCTGTTCGCCCCGCCCAGCAGAAATGGAATGGCCGGAGGTCTTGCGCATAAGGCTAAGATCGAACGCGAGCGCGCTGAAATGGCAGCGCTCATTGCCGAAATGGACGCTCGCAAGAAGAAGTAATACATTGCTCGACCCACCCGGCGGGGGATAGCGCCGGGCGCGGAGTGTGCGTAAACACCTAACCCTCAGGAATATAAAATGGCGAAAGAACGACATGATGCGATCGGACTGTTTTGGTCCGAGCCACGAATGGCTGTGAAGCCAAAAAAAGTCAAACCCAAACCGTTCTGGCTGGCCCCCACCTTCCTCCCCGGTCTTGATAAGGCCACGCGCATGGAAGGACTCACCCGAATGACTCCGAAGTCCTGGCGCGAAGCACTGGCCGCTGGTGATTGGCTGTCGATGGATACGGAGTGTTATCCCAACTATTTCGCTGTGGGCTTCCGCAATCGCCGCACTGGCGAGGTGGATTGGATGGAGCTTGACCCCGAGAATGGGCTATCGCTCGACATCTCTAAGCTAACGTGGATTCTAAACCGTTTTCCAATTATTGGATTTAATTCCGACAAGTATGACTTGACCATGCTAGCGCTTGCTCTGAACGGCGCGGATAACGCCACGCTCAAGAAGGCGTCAGACGACATGATTGTCGGAAAGGTTGCCCCGTCCCTCATCCTTAAAGGCGCACGTTGTCCGCGTCTGCGTGTGGAAGATCAAATTGACTTGCAGGAAATCGTGCCGGGATTTCATAGCCTTAAAATCTATGGCGGCCGCATGCATACGCAGCGTATGCAAGACCTTCCGTTTCCTCCGGAAACTCGTTTGAGTTTTGAACAGAAAGCCATTGTTCGCTACTACATGTGCAATGACTTGCGCTTGACAGAAGAACTGGCGAACAAACTCAAGGGTGAAATCGACCTGCGCATTGCGATGTCGAATCAATACGGCATCAATCTGCTGAGCAAGTCGGACGCGCAGATTGCGGAACAGGTCATCAAAACCATGTTCGAGCGGCAGGCCGGTTATTCGCCCACACCTCCGCAAATCGATCCCGGAACTGCGTATGCCTATAACGTACCGTCGTATCTGTCCTATCGTTCAGAAACAATGCGTTCTGTGCTCGAAGTCGTGCGTTCTTCGCGCTTCGTCGTCGGAGAAAGCGGACACATCGACCTGCCCGAGTCGCTTTCGGGGATGGATATCCGACTTGGCAACAGCGTCTATCGCCTGGGCATCGGGGGCATTCACTCGACGGAAAAGGAAGTAAGCCACTACGCGGATGATGTATACACGTTGGTTGACGCTGATGTGGCGTCGTTCTATCCACGTATCATTCTAAACCAGAAGCTATACCCGGAGCATTTGGGTCCAGACTTCCTCATAGTCTATGACGAGATTGTGCGTTCGCGCCTTGAGGCTAAGACCACGGGCAACAAAGTCGTGGCCGACAGTCTCAAGATCGTTATTAACTCATCGTTCGGCAAGTTTGGTAGCAAGTATTCTATTCTGTACTCGCCACAGTTTGTAATCCAGGTGACCTTGAGCGGACAGCTTTCATTGCTGATGCTTATTGATGCGCTGGAATCCGTGGGCATCCAAGTCATCTCGGCCAACACGGACGGTATCGTCATCAAGGCTCGTCACGATCAAGCCGAGCTGCGCGATAAGATTCTCGCGTGGTGGCAGAAGACGTGCCAGTTTGAAATGGAATACACGTCATACGAATCGATTCACAGCGCAAACGTCAATTCCTATTTCGCCATCAAGAAGGGCAAGGACGGCAAGAAGGAGGCCAAGCGCAAGGGTCTGTATGCCAAGGAGGGTCTAAGCACCACGCCGGGCGCCAACGTGTGCGCGAATGCGGTGGAGAAGTTCTTGACGGAAGGTATACCGATTGAGGAAACGATTCGATCTTGTACTAACGTGTATGACTTTGTTACCGTGCGCAACGTGTCTGGCGGAGCGGTATGGGGAACGGACCGACAGATAGACGATCCATTCCGTTTGTATCTCGGCAAGGTAGTGCGTTACTACTACGGTCGAAACTATGACGATTGCTTGCTGTACGCTCAATCAGGGAAGCGCGTCCCCTCGTCGGACGCGGCGATTCCTCTGATGGACACGGATGGCAGCATGCCTGATGACATCAATTACGACGAGTACGTCTATCGAGCCAACGAGATTTTGAAAGACATTGGAGTCATCAAGCGAATAACTGGTGATTCCCTGCGCTGGACCGAAGAGGGTCTAAGTCCAGCGCCGATGACGAAAGATGACCACATCGTTTCTGACTCTTTTTGGAGCTAATATGAGCTTTGGCAATCGCGTTTTCAAATCGCTCAAGCATGCTGTATGGTCCACACTACTTTGCGCAGTCATCCTTCCGGTAGTGTGCCTTCTCATCTGGACGGCATGGCTCGTCATCAAGGGCGTGTTCTTCGCGTCGGTGATCCTGACAGCGGTGTTCCTCGCGCTGCTCTCCATCGAATTCGTCACGGAATTCGTTGAACAGTGGAAAAAGGAGGGTAAGAAGTAATGGACGGATTAGTAATTGACGGATTTTATACCTCCGATGTATGCGGGGAGCTGTTAAATTCCCGCTTGGATGACACTTTGAGACGGGGAACCGCTCGTTTCAGAGTTGGAACTGAAATCCACCTCATTGAAGCCGGCGAGATGGCATTCATGTTTGAGGGCGCCCATTACATTGTTGACCGGGATCGCGAGGGCGAAGTGGTAGACGTCCGTTTGGCGCCATATCAACCCGCAGTGCCGGCGGAACCCAAACAGGAAACGGTCAACCATCCGAAGCATTACAATTCCGATCCCTCTGGCGTCGAATGCATCACGATTGCCGAGAATTGGAATTTCAATCTCGGGAATGCGCTCAAATACATGTGGCGGGCAGGCGTGAAGTCCGATACAACCCACATCGAAGACCTGAAAAAGGCGGTGTGGTATATCAACCGCGAAATCGAACGGGTGAGCAAATGATTACTGGCGAAGATGTGGTTTTGAAGTTGAAAAGGTTGCGCGTTAGCATGTCTGCCAAATCAATCGCCCAAAGCATGGGAGTCGCATGGGGAATTGATTCCCGTGCGGTCGCCACGGCGCTCCGCAAACCGGTGAAAGATGGACGAGTATCCTGTCATTACCGCAAGGGGCTGGCCCATTATCGCTTTGTTCGTTTGAAGGCGAAGTCATGAGAGCCCAAGATCGCATCCTCAACGCGCTTAAGGAACACCGAAAACGCGGTGTTTCCTCGGTCCAACTGGCTTTCATGACAGGTGTGCGTAACGTGCCCGACGCAGTGAAGAAGCTGCGCGCCAAAGGCCACAAAATCACGACGGTTCGCCGCGACGTGAAATGGCAGTTTCGCACATATCCCAACATCGGCGTTTATATCTGGAAAGGAAAGAGATGAGCATCGTTCGCACCTTTGAGGTGACAACCACCAAGAAAATACGTATTGTGCTTCCGGACGTCTACGACACGCCGGATATTCTTCGCGAGTGGCGGGAATCCCTGTGGCATATCGACGGCGTAGACGACATGGCCGAATATGCCGCGCGTCTCGTCGCGGAGGGGAGTGCCGAATACAACAACGATGGCGTTGGCCGCATGCGCACCGAAAGCGAAGCCGAATGGCGCGCGGGCCGTGGAATGACCAACAGCGAATTCCTCGTCACCTATACCGAGCTTGATTGCGACATTTCCACGGAGCTAGTTGAATGAACATTTCTGAAATTGCCCAATATTTGGACAACAACGAAGGTCTGCGCGAACACGTATTTCTCCGGAGACAGGCATGGCCCACATGCGTGTCCATTCGCGAATGGGTTAGAGGTGACGGAGAAAATCCTCTGTTCTGGTGTTTCAGTGGTCGGCTCACTTATATGCGTTGGCATGCTCAGGCAGAGGACATAGGGGCCAATGATTGGGAAATCATTGACGTGCAGGGAAATTCTCTTTCGGTGATGCCGGCATGATTGAGGGTCTTGCAATTTTTTATAACGGCCGGATCGGCCATGGTATTCTCGGGGTCGCGTGCATGCACGTGCGCGGGATGCGCATCTTCGGGGAGGCGGCGAACGATGGCGCGCATTAACTCCCGAGCGAAAGGTCAGACCGGAGAGCGCGAGATTGCTACGATGCTTAATGACATCGTGGAACGCATCTTGAACGAGCGCGGCCAGTCGTTGGACAAACCGCTGATTCAGCGAAACCAAAACCAATCGGCTGTTGGTGGGGATGATCTTTCAAACACGTTCGATTTCTCCATTGAAATCAAACGCCACGAAAAGGAAACGCCAAAGGAAGTTGAGAAGTGGTGGGCGCAGTGCGTCAAGAGCGCATCAGAACAGCAGAAAACACCGGTCTTGATGTACCGCAAAAACCGCAGACCATGGCAGGTGCGCATGCCCGGCATGGTCTACACAAGTGACGGCGTGCGTTGTTTTGAATCGTATGGCATCGTGGAGGGAACTATTGAGACCTTCTGCGAGTTGTTTGAAAAAGTAGCGCGCCATCGTCTTAATTAATACAAGTACAGCAAAAACTTGAAAATCCGGGAATTGTGTTAGTCTGTTTGATAGCGCACCCCGGATTTTCTTATGGCGATCAAGAACCCCGTACGCGCTGAGGTAGTGCGAGACCTTCTCGACGTCATCAGCGCAGACTACGTGAAAGGCGTAGTAAAAGAGCCCGTCCCCTGCCCTGAATGCGGCGGCGAAGGCGTGCGCGTGTACGACGTCAAAGCGAAGCTGCGCAAGAAGCAAGTAGATCGCGCTCTATCCACATGGGGCGATGAAGACGCGCCACCACAAGAGGACGAGACAGACAAGGTTGAGCCGTGTGGTATGTGCAAGGGCGAGGGTCACATCCTCATGGAAGCCTTCGATTTCAGCGCATTGCCGAAGAAGTCTCGCCAGTATGTGACCGGCTTTAAGACGGGTCCGCGAGGCATGCTGATTCCGGAAATGCGCAACAAGGACAAGGCCGTTGCCGAGCTAATTAAGGCCATCTCGGCCGGCTGGGTAACCGCTGCGGACTTCAAGCGCGATCAATATGGAAATGACGTCAACGAAGAAGACGTCACCACCAAGGAAGGCTTGATTGCCGCCTACACTAAGATCGCGTTGACGGCTGACCCTGCGACAGCAATGAACGCGCTCAATCAGATTTCCAAACTCAAGGGTTTCTTGACTGAGGATGACGATTCCATCGATTCGCAGCCAGTCACGATGCAGCACATTCAAGGTTTCTTCAATGGATTACTCCAAAACCGAGGGCACCAGCTCCCGCCTGCTAACGGATCGGGAGATAGTGGAGCAGGAAATGGCGAAGCTGGACCGGCAAACGGTCCGCGATCCGATGACGAAGATTTCGGCGAAGGCTTCGACGGAGAGTCTTGAGCGTCTAGCCCTTTATGCTGATACGCGGTTTTGGCCGCTTATCAGTCCATACCGCTATCAGATGTTCCACGGTGGACGCGGTAGCGGTAAGTCATTCAACATCACAGAATCTCTGATTTTGTGGGCGGATGTCATTCAAGATCGTTTCCTACTGTGCCGTGAGCACATGAACAGCATCGCTGATTCGTGTCATGCGCTCATGGAAGAACACGTTGATCGCCTCGGTTTGCGCAAGCGATTCATCGTGGGCAAGACGTCCATTCGCAATCGAGCAACTGGATCGGAATTCATCTACAAAGGCTTGAAAACCAATATCAACAGCGTGAAATCGCTGAATGGTGTGGGCTTTTGCTTTGTGGAAGAAGGACAGGCCGTGTCCGATGGTTCGTGGAAAATCCTGCTCCCCACGATTCGTAAAGGCGGCTCGCGAATCATCATTGCATGCAATCCGGAGCATGCGGACAGCTTCATGCAAAAGCGCTGGATTTATAACCCATGCGCGAATACGGCATCCGTGCAGGTCAATTACGAGCACAATCCGTACTTCCCGCTTGAACTGGAAAATGAGCGACTCTATGCGCTTTCGCTGATTGAAACCGCTCCGAACGAGGACGCGCGCATTCAGGCGCAGGCCGATTACGATTGGGTGTGGAAGGGCGATGTTAAGCGCATTGCCGCTGCACAGGTGATCCGTCGTGCCGAAGTGAAAGAATTCACTGCACCGCTCAATACCGAATTCCATTACGGCATGGACTTCGGATTTTCAAACGATCCCAATGCGTTGGTGCGATGCTATATCGATCACGTCAATCGTGACTTGTACGTCGATTATGAAGCGTTCGGCCGCGTGGAGTTGGACGATCTGCCCAAGCTCATGGAGCAAGTGCCCGGCGTGCGCCATCATCCGATTTACTGCGATGCTGCGCGGCCCGAGACCATTTCGCATCTTCGCCACAAATTCGAGTTCTACACGGGAGCTGCCGAGAAATGGCAAGGCTCCGTGGAGGACGGTATTGCATTCCTCAACCAATTCCATCGCATCTACATTCATCCACGATGCGTAAATCTTATTGCAGAAGTCAAGAATTACCGTTACAAAGTGGACAAGATGCAAAATGACATCGTGCTCCCTATTCTGATCGATGCCCACAACCATGGGTTTGATGCTCTGCGCTACGCGCTGTGGAAGCAGATAAAGAACCGAGGAAAGGATTTCTTCAACATGGGAAGTTGATGGGTGTTGCATTGTATGTACGTGTTAGGTAAAGTGCAGTCCATCGAGTCCCACCGCCAAGATTTTCAAGCCTATGCACGCAACGCTGCCAAAAGAAATGTGCACATTCCGCCTTCCAGTGAAGACACTGCAATGGCTGGAAGCTGCACACCAAGCCGAAGATCGAACCAAGACAGCCATTGTGAAAAAGGCGCTTGAGGAACATCTCGCAGAGGTTTATCCTCAGTACGAACCGGGGAAGACCCTGCACTAAGTTTGATGGGGCTTGGCGAAGTGGCCTAACGCATCTGACTTTGACTCAGACATTCACAGGTTCGACTCCTGTAGCCCCTACCAGTTTAAAATGTGTCCGTAGCTTAATGGCAGAGTGCCGGGCTCCAAACCCGTGCGGGTGTGGGTTCGAGTCCCTACCGGGCACGCCAAGTTCAAATCAACCCGTGTTGGTGCACCAACAACGCTAGACGGTCAGCGGTTCCCCTCGAAAGGTTCTGCGAAGCCGAGACAAGCCCCGCGAGAGGGCGCGGCGGGTTGACCCTTTAAAATCCGTGTATAGCGCAGTTTGGTAGCGCACCGTCTTTGGGAGTCGGGGGTCGCAAGTTCGAGTCTTGCTGCACGGACCATCCAATGTCGAAAGCCCGACGATGTAGGCTTGACCCCGGGAGAGACCGGACGAATTCGCCGGCATAGCTCAGTAGGTAGAGCAGTTGCCTTGTAAGCATCAGGTCGTCCGTTCGATTCGGACTGCCGGCACCAAATTGGGCTGCGCGCTGGGGCGCGAGACTCCTTTGCAAGGAGACTTTGGTGGGTTCGATTCCCACGCGGTCCACCAGTTGTAGCGTCCCGGCAAGGCTGTGATTAGGTTAGTCGTGTTTCCGACATCCAGCCTTCGCCGGGACCGTCAGTTTCAAAGCGAGGTTGGCATATTGGTTGTGCTTCACCCTTCCAAGGTGACGAAAAGAGTTCGATTCTCTTACCTCGCTCCACGCTTAGATGGCCGAGTGGTTAGGCACAGGACTGCAAATTCTGTACACGCCCGTTCGAGTCGGGCTCTAAGCTCCAATTTGGGCCGCCGTGGTTGGGGCATGGGAGTTCCTACCTCCCGGCAGAGGGTTCAATTCCCTCACGGTCCACCAGTAAGAAGGCAAGGACTTTTCCAGTTAAGATGCCTGCCGCCAGAATAAGCGGGTGACGCGGAAAAGGCTTAGGAGCGCCTAGCGCAGTGGGTGTTTGCCGGGTAAACTGCGCGACTCTTTAACGCAAAGTGATGGCGTTTCAAATTCGGAGCCTTCATGCTTCTCTCCATACTAGCCGTTGCCATCCTGGCATTCGTTGCTCTCCTGTTTTATGCCGCTCGCAGCGCCGATCCCAACAACGTGTGGGGAAAGCCGCTGAATACCATCACTTCTGATGATTGGGCTTGGCTTCAATCGGAATTAAGTCAAGAAGAGCTAGACTTTTTCACCCAAGAAGTTCGCAAGATGACGCGCGATGAATACGCCACATCGTCCGTTAAATTTGTCATGAAGGCGTTTTATGAAACCAAACTGAGAGAGGTTCCGAAGGATGGATTTTAACGTCACGCCGATTACCGGCGAAAAACTCGACATCGACGCAGAACACCGCGCGATGGTCCAAAAGCTCATGAAGCCCGGCAACGACATCCTTGCCACGCTGACGCCCGAAAAGTGCGACCTGTGGCATGCGGTCTCGGGTGTGGGCGGCGAGGCTGGCGAGCTGGTTGACGCCATCAAGAAGCATGTTGCCTACAACAAGCCGCTCGACCGCGAAAACGTGATCGAAGAGCTGGGTGATCTTGAGTTTTACATGGAAGCTCTGCGCAATCGCCTGCTCATCACGCGCGAAGAGACCTTGCGCCACAACTACGCCAAGCTCGCCAAGCGCTATGAAGGCCACAACTACAGCGATGCGGCGGCCCACGCGCGCGCCGACAAGGCCGAGGCCGGCGAGACGCCCAAGGGTTTCATCGCCCACACGGACACCCGAAAGGCATCGCTTGCGGCGGCTATTGGAATGCTTGGCCTGCTCACCGGAGTATCGTCCTCCAATCCGAAGTTCCCCATAGGAACCGAGGTCATCGCAACGTGGGCGCCCGGCTCGTTCGCGGGTAAAGTGGTGGATTACGAAGAACCCGGCGAATGGGGTTGCCCTTACAAGGTGTACATCCATGGATCGCCCGCTCAGGGCGTAGAACCCGGCGTGTACTCCTTTTTTGAATCTGACCTTCGTTTGAACAACGAAAGCGAACATAACGGGGTGGCGTGATGTCTCTCTACAACGAAAAAATCGAATACAAGCCGGCTGCGCTTGTCGCAACGGACGTGATTCCGAGCCTGAAACTGTTTCATGGCGACTTCGACGACGGCGCTGACGTGATTTCGCAATTTGAAATCCCGAAGGAAGAACGCGAAGGCATTACGATCCATTGGGCCGAATACAACTACGAGAGTTATTCAGGCTCGGCGTTCGTCCTGTGGGAGAAGGACGGCAAGCTGTATTCCTGTCATGCCTCACACTGCTCGTGCTTCGGTCTTGAGGGCCAGTGGGAGGCCGATCCGACGAGCGCAGAAGACCTGTTCGCTCTCCACGAGGGTTACAAAGCACGTGGAGCGACCTACAGCGTTGCGGACGACCCCGGCAACGAGCGTATGCTCTTGCAGGTAATGGAATTCCTGCGGGCGCGTGGCCTATGAACAGCACTGAGCGACAGCTTGCGGACCAACTCCATGCGTGGTTGACGCTCTTGCAACAAGCCGGAGTTAGCTCCGGCGTTTGCATGTGCGGGGGTTCCGAAGAACACCACAAGGATTACAACGAAGGTCACGCGTACTGCGATCAAGGCGGATACCACGCCGAGCAGTTGTTTAACCAGACCGTCGAATTGCTCGACTCGCTGGATTACTACGACGACAGCGATGCGCGTGAACAAGCGTACGATCCGAGTATGGGGCCTATCGCGCTCATTGACGAATGGGCCGACTTGAAGGCGCGTGCCGATAAGCTCAAAGACGAAGAGAACGTCTTGCGCCGTGCCATCGCAAACACGTTCTTCTCCGACAAGGAGGAAGGCTCCGCGACCATGAAGCTCGGCGACGGTCGCAGCCTCGGCGCTACGTTCAAGATCAACCGAACCGTATCCGCCGAGGAATTGCAAGTCTTGACTCCGGCGTTCCACGAGGTTGGAATTCCGGTGGACGGGCTTATCAAGTGGAAGCCTGAGTTGGTCGTTTCCGCGTATCGCAAGCTCACCGATGCGCAGCGCGCGGAGTTCGATCAAGTCCTTACGATCAAGGAAGGTATGCCTTCCTTGGAAATCCGCGAACCTAAAAAGAAGGTCAATCGCTAATGGCAGTCATCAAGTTCAAAAATGCAACACTCATCAATCGCGCAGACGGCACATTCTGCGCGAAGCTCTATGGCGTCGCCAACGAGAACGCCATGCCGTACATCTTCACGAACCCGCTCGTCAGCATTCACCTCGAAGCCGGTAAGCTGGATGCGATGGACGACGGCGTGAATACCTACTTCCGCGAGGACTGACCATGGAAAATACTCCTGAAAATCCTGCGCCGGGTTTGGACACTAGCCGGGAAGGCGCTGCCGCCGCGTTCCGGTATGCCAAACTGAGCGCCGAAGAGATTGCACAAATCAAGGACGAGTTTGACACCGAAAAGCTGCGCGAGGACGTTGAATATGAAGAAACGCGCGCTACTGCGAAGAAGGTAGCCGCCAAGCCCGTGCGAAAGCCGCGCAAGAGCGTCACGTTCAACATGCCGGAGATTTCCGCCGACGAGTACATGGCCGGTATCGAAGCAAGCAGCGCCGAGCGACAGGATGCGTTTCTGACAAACGAGCCGGTCAAACCCGTGCTGACATTCCATTGGGTGGCGGGGTTCTACCCCGTGGAGTTCGGCAACAAGCATGGTGCGTGGGGTGCAGATATGTGTGCGGTACATGCGCCTCTTGATATGGAAGTCACGTTTTACACCGGAACGAATCCACCAGTTCGCACGGCCACCGAACAGGTGTTCAATAACTGGTTCACTGACGGACTTGTGGATGTTCGGTTTGATAATGGCCTTCCGGTCTACATTGAAACCAAGGACGCCATTTTCGTTCGTCGCGATTGACGCTTAGGGGCGGCGCACGCCCCTTCATTTTCGGAGGTCTTATGGAAAGTTTTAAATCGCATGATGACAAGCCCATTGTCACCTTTGGCCGGATCGGATATCTCGGCCCTCTCTACGATGTGGACCGCGCCGAGCTTTACGAGGTTCAGGGTCATCCCCATCTCGGCGATACGGAATATGTGTATACGTCCCGCGTGATTCGCGTCATTGGTACAGACGGCCACGTGATCCCCGTTCCGCAGGATTGGAACGCTGCCACATCTCCGACGCTGTTGGCCGGTGTCGTGGAAATCGAAACCCGTAACACCATCTATCGGAAGCGTATCGCATGTCTACCGTGAAAGTTCTTGACCACGGCTTTGTCACCCTCCGCAACATCGCCGGCCCCACACGGCGCCCGCATAACGGTTTCGGCTATGACATGGAAGAACGCGAGTTCGGCTTGCTTGCGCGTCCCTTCGATGCCGACGACCGCGACCCGGCGCAAGCGGCGCGCATGTCATTCGACCAGATGAACGAGGATCGCACCGCCGAGCAAGACCACAAGCTTGCAGATTATCTCATGCGCAATTGGCACACGTCTCCGTTTGAGATGGTGGATGTGTGGCTTGAAATGAAGCTGCCCATCTTCGTGGCTCGGCAGTTCGTACGCCATCGAACCACAAGCATCAACGAGGTGAGCGGTCGTTATGTCACGCTTCCGGCAGAGTGGTATATCCCGGAAGTCGTCGGCGGAAAAGCGGCGAACAAGAAGCAAGGCCAGGAAGACAATCTTGACCAAAGCACGCAAGACGGATTCAGATACATCTTGCACCAACATTGCAAATCAGGATATGAGCATTATCTTGACGCAATTAAGGACGGTGTTGCACCCGAACACGCGCGCATGCTGCTGTCGCTGAATCACTATACGCACTGGCTGTGGAAGCAGGATTTGCACAACCTGCTGAACTTCCTGCGCCTGCGCGACCACTCGCATGCGCAAATCGAGGCGCAGAAATACGCGCAAGCGATTGATACACTGCTGCGCGCACAGCTCCCTAAGACGATGGAGCTGTACGATAAGTATCGACGTCTTCCCTGATCGGAGTTTCAAATGAAAGTTGACCATCTGCGCCGAGACGCATTTTATTTGTTGAAGTCCGCCGTTACGTGCATTCAGTCTGCCGACTGCACGCAAGACGACGTGGACATGGCTTTGCGCAACATCGGCAAGGCCACCACCAAGCTTGAAGAGTACGAATCCGTCACATGGCCGGAGGATGGCATTCATGGCTAAGCCGCGTTCGCAGTTCAAGCCCATGAAGGCCGGCGATTACGAGGCCGAAAAACAACGCTTTCCGTGCTTCGCATCCCCAAAAATTGACGGCTTCCGCGCCGTCAAACTTCCGGGATCGGATCAGCTCGTTGCATATAGTCTCAAACCGTTTCCCAATCCGTACGTGCAAGAGCTGTTCGGACGGCCACAGCTTGATGGTTTCGATGGTGAATTGACCGTGGGGCCACCGAATGCACGGGACGTGATCCAGCGAACCGCCGAGGTGATGCGCAAGACTGGCAAGCCTAATGTGTGGTTCCACGTGTTCGATTATTTCGGCAATCCGGACCTTTCGGCGGCAGATCGTCAAATCGTGTTGCAGACGAAATTGGCGATGCTGCGAGAAGAATTTCCGGATGCGGAGTGGTTGAAGCGTGTGACGTACGTCAATCAAACCGTTCTGGTCACGCCGGAAGAGTTGGACGATTACGAAACCCGCGCGTTGGCGCATGGTTACGAAGGCGTTTGCACTCGTGCACCCGATCACGCATACAAGTACGGGCGCAGCACGACGAAGGAGCAAACACTCATCAAGGTAAAGCGTTTTGAAGACGCGGAAGCCGTGATTGAGGGTTTCAGCCCCGCACAGCACAACATGAACGAAGCCATCCGGAATGCCCTTGGACATATCGAGCGCAGCAGCGCGAAAGCCGGCAAAGTGGACATGGACATGGTGGGCCGCATTCACGTCTATGACTTCAAGGGTCCGGACGGAGCGCGGCGTGATTTCGACATTGGGCCGGGCACGCTGACGCATGAGCAGCGACGCGCGCTGTGGGAACTTTGGACAGTGAACCCGAATGTCTTGCGTGGAATGATGGTCACATACAAGTTCTTCAAGCATGGCGAGAAGGATGTTCCGCGTCACGGAAGTTTTAAAGCGTGGCGCGATCCCATCACGATGGCCGAGTAGAATTGATGAATTACTACAACGAAATTGATCCGTACTGCGTTGAATGGCTTAAAAATCTAATTCAAGCGGGAGAAATTCCAAATGGTGTTGTTGATTCGCGAAGCATAGAAGATGTTTGCCCACATGAATTATCCCAATACACACAATGCCATTTCTTCGCAGGTATTGGAGGATGGCCGCTCGCCTTGCGCCTCGCCGGTTGGCCCGACGATTATCCCGTCTGGACCGGATCGTGCCCCTGCCAGCCTTTCAGCACGGCAGGCAAAGGCATTGGGTTTGCTGACGAGCGGCACCTATGGCCCGCCTGGTTCCACCTCATCAGCGAGTGCCGTCCTCCAATCATCTTTGGAGAGCAAGTTGCGACAGCTTCTAAATGGCTCGCGAACGTTTACAGTGATATGGAAGGAATGGAATACACCGTGGGGGCAATGCCTATCCCGGCCGGTTGCGAAAATTCGGACCACGAACGGAATAGATTGTGGTTCGTGGCCTACAGCGTCAAAAACGGATTCCACTGGACGGGGCTATCATCGAAGCAACGGGAAAGTATATCCCGCGCTCCCGGGAGCCTTAATGCTTTCCCTTGGCCTACCCATCCAATGCCCGCAGACACGAAGAATTTCCGGGATGTTCTATTGCTCCCTGATGGGGTTCCCGATGATTTGGCATCAATTGCGGCCTACGGGAACGCCATAGTCCCGCACGTTGCAGAAAAATTTATTAGGGCATTCATAGCTACGAATGACTAATTCGCTCAAAACACGCAAAAGGTGTTGCATCGTGCTGTACACATAGGTACGGTGCAACACCTTTCGCAACATCCGAGGTTCAACGAATGGCAGTCGAGTTCACCACCACCAGCGAGGAAGCCGTGGTCAACGGTGTGAAAATCCTCGCTTACGGACCCGCAGGCGTCGGCAAGACGATGCAGGTCGCCACGCTCCCGAATCCCGTGCTTATCTCGGCCGAATCGGGTCTGTTGTCGCTCTCCCGCCAGAATATCGAACGTGTTTTCGGTGCCGGACGTGAGGACATCACGTATAACATTCCCGTCTTGAAGGTGCGCGATTACACCGACTTGAACGAGGCGTACGAGTGGGCCACGCTGTCCCCTGAGGCGGATCAGTACGAAACCATCGCACTGGACTCCATTACCGAAATCATGGAGCAAATCCTTACTGCCGCTAATGGTTTCAATCGTGATAAGCGTGCCGCTTATGGAGAATTGAAAGATCAGGGCGAAAAGCTCATCCGATCTTTCCGCGACATCAGCGGCAAGCATGTGTACATGTCGGCAAAGATGGGCCTCCAAAAGGACGAAGTGAGTGGCATCACCATGCGCTCCGTCATGATGCCGGGTAACAAACTCGGCCAGGGCATTCCATACTTCTTCGATGAAATGTATGCGCTCCGTGTGGGCGAGGATGAGGGAGGTTCGTTCCGCTATTTCCAAACGCAGCCCGATCTTTCGTACGATGCGAAATGCCGCTCCGGCGCGCTTGATCTTATGGAAGAGGCGCACATGGGCAACATCATTCGCAAAATTCTCGCTTACGCTTCTTGATCTACGTTGCTGTACATGTAAGATGAGCTTTCACCCACACATTCCACACAATCGCGAGGCCAATCAAATGACGAAACCCTAAACACAGGAACTAAAAATATGGCACTTCTTTCCTTCGACGCGACCACCGTTGCCCCTTCCACTGGCCGTGAGCCGATTCCGGCGAATCTCTACAACGCGAAGATTACCACCGCTGAAATCAAGCCCACTAGCGACGGCAGCGGCAAGCGTCTGAACCTGCAATTCAAGATCATCGGAGGCGATTATGACGGCCGCGTGGTTTTCGCCGGTCTGAACATCGAGAACAAATCCGAGCAAGCGCAGAAGATCGCTCAGGGCGAACTGTCGGCCATCTGCCACGCGATCAATGTGCTGAAACTGACCACCACTGACCAGCTTCTCGAAAAGCCGCTGCGCATCAAGGTCAAGATCAAGGCCGCGCAGATCGATCCGGCGACGGGTGCCGAGAAGTATGCGGCACGCAACGAAATCGACAGCTACGAGCCGATTTCGAGCGGTGCAGCGGGTGGCACGTCGCGTCCGTCTGCCGGTGGACAGACTCGCCCCGCCAGCGGCGCCGCGCAGCGTCCGGCGGGCTTCGGCAACCGTCCGGCAACCAGCGCCCCGGCGCAGGCTCAGGGTGGCGAACAGCAGGCCGCGCGTACTCGTCCGGCGACTCGTCCGAACCCTTCACCGAAGCCGGGTCCGGTGCAGGAAGAGCAGTTTGTTGAAGAAGAGCAGTTTGTGGAGCAGCAGGACGAGTTCATCGACAACGGCGACCAGCCATGGGATGAGCAGTAAGCTTGGCTTGAAGCAATACGAAGCGGTACCATTGGACGCCGGCTTAATGCCGGCGTCTTTTTCTCCGAGGCGGCAATGGCAGATTTGAATTTCGATTTTTCCGGAGAAGCAGTGGCGACTGCACAGTCGCATGTAACACCGGAGATTTTCCGCAACTTCCAAGATTTCCGATTCGGCACCTATTCGACGCATTGGGATGATGCGGGTGATGTGGTGAAGACCGTGGGTCGCAATCCCGTGACGGGGGAACGCTACAGTCCCAACCGTCTCGAAACGTCTATGTCGTTTGAAGAGGCGTTTCAGGAAGTCGAATACCTCAAGGCCGAGCAGCCTAACAAGGTACACGGCCTCATTTTGTACATGCCTGAAAATCTCGTCTGTGTGGATTTGGATGACACGGACGCGCCGACGACGCCCGCGCTCACACAGCAAGCCCACTATGACATCTTGGACCGCGCTCCCACGTGGACGGAGCGCAGTGTGTCGGGTGTGGGCTATCACGCTTTTTACTGGTTGAGCGACATTGAAGCGGCTCAATTGAGCAATACCAACAACGGCGAGAAAAAAGTAGATACTCGCGTTGTTAACGGTTTCGTGTTTCTAACAGGTGATGTGGTAAGCGATCCCGACATGGGATTTGCTGATTTCTCCACACTTCCTGAAAATTTCCAAAACTACTTGTTCAAACGCTGCGCTCTTGCAAAAGAGGCAGCGCAAGGAAGTAATGCCCAATGGCACGATAATCCGAAGCATACGGATTTTGAAGTCATGGTGCAGATGTTCCGCCGCTGCCCAGAGACTGCAAATTACATGTACAAGAACCAATCCCAAACGGGAGGTTCTGACATGCATTATCAAGTGGTTATGGACCTGATACAGTGCTCATTAAATTATGAGCAGGTATTGCGTCTATACACGCAGAGTCCATGCGCGGAGTACATGAATCGCTCCGAGAATCGCGCAGGTCTGAGCCGGGCTCAATATGAGGGATGGCTTAAACGAAACATCAATGCCGCCGCCGCCGATCTTGAAGCATCGGGGCGAATGTTCAATCCCGAAGACATTGAAATTGCTTTCGGCGAAGAGGATGGCGAAAAAGAATTCCCTGCACTGTGGACTGACGACGTGACCGAATACACACAAACCGAGTGGATCATTCACAACGTGTTGCCTGCACGCGGGGTGGCATCAGTGTACGGGCCTTCGGGCTCGGGCAAGACGTTCCTTGCACTGGATATGCTCGCGGCCGTGGCATCCGGTCATGACTGGTTCGGTCGCAAGACACGGCAAGTCCCTGTGACTTATGTTGGTCTCGAAGGCGAGGCCGGTTTGCGCAATCGCGTGTATGCCTATCGCATCCATCACGGCAACATGGGCCGCATGATGATGCTCACGAATGGCTTGAACATTCTCAAATCCGAAGATATGGAAAAGCTCATTCGCACCATCTACAAGAACAAGCAGCGTCAGGGCGTCATTTGCATCGATACGCTGGCGAAATCGGCGCCGGGCATGAACGAAAACGACATGGCCGAGATGTCGAAATATCTCGTTGCGGTCGAAACCCTGGCTCGTGAGACGCAATGCGTGGTGATCCTGATTCACCATAGCGGTAAGGACACGGAGCGCGGTCCGCGAGGGTCTAGCGCATTTCTGGCAGGCATCGATTCGGCTATCGAGGTTAAACGTGACCGCGACAGCGGCATTCGTTCATGGTCCACGAAGAAGGTGAAGGACGGCGCGGACAATATCGGTGCGAATTTTGTATTGAAGGGTGTACAGGTTGGAACCGATCAATGGGGCCAGCCCGATATGTCATGCGTGATCGATGCGGCGCCCGATCTTGAAGCGTTTACCTCGAACCTGAGCAACGGACCCATTGCGCAGGGTAACAACGGCATTTCTGACGAAGATTGCGCGTTGCTGGCTGACTTCATGTTCCGGACGAATATGGAACGGTTCACCATGAAACCCGGTACGCGCGAACATGTGCACGCGATGTGCTGGGAGATGCCGGGCTGGCCGGGATGGGATCGTAACCGCGTGAACGCTCTGCTCAAAGCCGGTGCAACCCGTCATTTCTTCGAGATTTTTCACGAAAATGACCAATTCGGCTATCCGCACGAATACGTCAAATTGAACCGTTGACACGGTTTTAAATTGGTGAGATGATGACTCCCGCCAACCACACAGACGGAATCGCGAACATGAACTATAACCGCATGACCATCCGAGCCAATGGGAACAGATTCGAAGTGTTCAAGATGAACCGGAGTCAGGTTGGCGGGTACGCCACCGACATGGCTGCAAAGCGCTTCGTCTGGACCGTACCGGCAATTGCAAAGCCGCGCTTTAAAGGTACGTATAACGATTGTCTGTCTTTCATCGCCGATAGTGGCGCGGAATTCATGACTGAACACGGAATCCCGTGCTAACCAACAACCCACACAGACGGGAGTTTCACCATGAACATTCGTAATCAGTTTGAAGGCGCCGCCATCGTTGCTGAAACCCATCATGCGCCGCTCACTGCCGAATGGCTGCGCGAACAGCGAGACCACGTTCCTCCGGTCGTCAACGCGCTGCTGAATTTCGTGCATTTGGCCGAAAAGCGTGCACGGGGACTAGGCTGGCTTTCCGAGGAAATGGCGGATTGTCTGGCGGAAGGTCGGAAGGCGCTTTCGTACTACTTCCCCGGCATCGACGCTTGACAGTTTTAAAGTGGAGCTATATTCTAGTTCCACTTTCACACATTCGGAGTTCAACATGCGCGCTTCCACTGCTGCCAAGATTCGTTTCCACATCCGCGAGGCCCGCGACGCTTCCCGCATGATCGTGGAGATTCGCCAAGATGGTCGCCATATCCCCGATGCTTTCAGCATCCGTTCCAATGCTGCCGACCTTGTTTTCTGGAATAACGTAAAGGTGCAGCACATGATGGCTGCTCGTCTTCTCAAGGCGGAGGGCTGAGTCATGATCGACTTCAACGACCTGAACGACCTGGACGATGTGCGCCTTAACGTGGGCCAGCTTGATAAGCTGGCCGAGCGCCTGGGCGTTCCCACCGACATCACGCAGGTCAAGGCGCTACCGGCAGTGCACCCCTACATCGAAAAGTGCCCCAAGTGCATGGGCACCGGCCGATATCGTGGCTACAGCATCCACGGTTCGACATGCTTCAAATGCGGCGGTACGGGAAAGCTCGAATTCGCCACCAGCCCGGAACAGCGAGCCAAGAGCCGCGCCGCCTCGCGCAAGGCCAAGGAGCGCAAGCAGAATGCCGTGGCCGAGAAATTCGCCGCGTTCTGCGCCGCTCATCCGGACATCGTGCGATGGTGGACAGGTTCAAACTTCGATTTCGCCATTAGCCTGCGCGAGACCGCCGAGAAGTTCGGCGAGCTGACGGAGCGCCAGTTAGCCGCCGCTAAATCTTGCGTGGCGAAGCTGGCTGCCGCCAAGGCTGAACGCGAAGCCAAGGCGCCTGCGGTCGCGGTCTCGAACATCAAGGAAAGCCTCATCCGAGCCACGGAAAAGGGCATCCGGACGCCGAAAATCCTCCTTGCCGGCGAGCATCACGCATTCGTCTTCTCGCTTGCCAAGGCGCAGAGCGTCAACGCAGGCGCCGTGTACGTGAAGCACAAGGCCACGGGCGATTACCTGGGCAAGATCGTGAACGGCCGCTTCCTGGGCACGCGCGACTGCACTGCCGAGCAGACAGCGGAAATCGTGGCCGTCACCGCCGATCCCGCACAATCGGCCATCGCCTACGGCAAGCGCTTCGGCGTGTGTTCCTGCTGCGGTCGCGAGCTGACCAACGGGGAAAGCATCGACCGAGGCATTGGCCCTATTTGCTTTGAAAAGTATTTCGGAATGTAATACGATGGCTCCCAAGTTCAAACCCAAGAAAGACAAGTCCCACCGCTGGTTGTGGACCATTTGCCACTGGCCGGTCTGCGCTCACTGCGGTCTCATCTGGCTAAAGAACGACGCCACTAACCGCGCGGCCAATGCGCCGTGCCGCAACGCTGACGAGGATTAAAACCATGTACGTTCAGAAAGTCGCTACGCTCCACGAGGATTCGCTTTATCCCGTGGTAGTTAATCAGGTGAATGACGTGCTTACCGGATGTGTTACGGTTTCCACGCTGAAAATTCGCAACGTGGCGGATAAGCGAGCGCAAGATGGTCATCATGCGCATATCGATCTGCACATGGTGGAGCATTACAGCCGTCCCGGAAAGCGTGAAACGTCACGCTCCATGGGCAATAGCGTGGTGCTGGATCGCGAGGGCGCGCTCGCCGTCTGCCGCGCCCTGTGCCCGGAACTGTTCGAGGGGAAGGATTGACCATGGATAGCGTTTCCGGATTCATCTACACCCATTTCGACTGTCCCGCCTGCGGGGAAGCCCTTGAACAAGAAGGTGATTTCACGGGCTTCACCGAATGCGAGATGTGCGGCGAACTATTCATCGTGGAATGACCATGAAAGAGATTCTGAGGATCAAGGCCGAACGCGATGCGCTGGATGCCAAACTTCGCGAGCTGTGCGAAGGAATTCCGTGGCCGGAGCTGATGGATGCCGGACTGACGGTCGAAGCGGTGCGCGCCTATCGCGACATGCATGACTGCGACGTTCGCACCGCGTACAGCGCGGTGATGGCCCACAAGGTGACACGTCCGACGCCATGACCGCCGGACGTGACGACAAGGCTCGCGATCCCGCACGCAACAAGAAGCGTGCGGAGAAACGTGCAATTAAGCAGCAGAAACGACAAGCGAAGCGGGCCGAACGCAAACGGATAAAGGAGATTTTCAAACGTGATTAAGGTCAAGTTTTATAACAGCGCCGGAACGCTCTGCGCGCAGCAGAGCATCGTTCGCGGCAATCCTGACTACGAACAGACGGACGCCATTGAGTACGCGCTCAACTGGTTGGGCGAGACGGGTGAGCACGATTCCCGCGCCGTGGTGGAGCTGCACAACGGGGAAACTTACGAAATGATCTTGCAGCATAAAATCAGCGGTCGGACGGGTGCGCGCTGGAAATGATCCATGGAAATCATGACAATCCTAGCGAACGTTTTGAATCAGCGCCCTAACGCACGGGTGCTGATTCTCGAAGCGTTTCCACAAGACGCGGCCATGCTCGCAGACCACATCCTTGCGCATCCACCTAAGCGCAATCTGTCGGCAGGCTGCGACCATCGTGACCAAGTGCTTGTCATGGCCCTGAGCCACTACAGCGCGAACAAGCGCCGCATGGGTCCGGTGGATGTGTGCATCGTCCATCAGCGCTACAACATGCACCGCGTGGACAGCGACAAGCGATGGAAGGGCGTGCGCCGGTACTTCGAGAAGATCGCCATGCCGCGTCCTATCGTCCACGTGATGGAGCCCGAGCCAATTCTAGGGCTTGAGCCTGCGCGGCGCACGTGGCGCTGCGGAGAGCCCTTCCCGATGCGCTCGCGCGCCATGGGGCTGATTGCTCAGGAAGGCGAATACACGCCATGCGGAGCCGAGAACCCTAAACACTGTTGGTTTTGCCAGGAATGTGGCACATTCCGTGGACTCATCTACCGAGGATTTTAAAATGTTCATCAATGTCACGCCCGATTACATCGAATACGCCGATTCGGGCATCTATCCGATGTATCCGCTCCAACAGGTATTGCCCTTTGAAGAGTTCGGCCCGCGCCTGTCGCGCCTGAGTGATCTTCGGCGCGTGAACAAGGTGGATTTCCCCACACGCCTCGGCAACGAACTGGCGCGCAAACTCATGAACGTGTCCGACAAGATTTGGTTCATCAATCCGGACATGGATACGGGTTGCTCGGTTCTCTGTGATCGATTGAAGGGATATCAGGTGGGGAGCCTGGATTTGCTGGCAATCACGTACGAATGCGACCACGTGGACGCCGAGGGACTGGTTCGCGCGGGCGTAGATCACGATCCGGCCGCACAGGCGTGGGTGAACGGTATCCGCGCCTACATCAAGGCCGGCGGCGAGCCGGGGACGTTCGCAGCAAACCTTGATTGGGGTGGCGTGGCGTGGACGTTCGCATGGCTCATGAACACTTCCCATTTGAAAGGTATGCACATCCTGCAAGCGCTAGGTTACGATTTTGACGAGGCGATGCACATGGATGCCCATGGCATCGAATCGGCCGGTTGGCAAGGTCCGGGCAATGCCACGATACTGGCGCAGGTGCATGGAGAGATGTTCACCGAAAATGTGTATCTCGCGTCTAAAATCGCGCTGGATTCGGCGCAACCAGTCACCATCGATGTGGGTCCGGTGAAGGATGGCGAAAACCGCCCGGCGCATCGAATCACGTTTGAAAACGTGCGCCTTACTCCACAGGTTGCCGGCCTGCGAATCACGCTTCCCACAGGCGGGATCGTCTTCCTGCGTGATATGGGTCTGCACCCTGAGACGGGAGATGTCGCTCGCAAGAAGGGAGACGAGTGGCGCCGAATGGCACAGCGTACACTCGCCCAACGACTGATTCAGGCCACAGCTCGCGGCCTGAATGCCATGGGGATTGCGCACCGCTGGGGATTCGCACAACCGCCCATTTTGGCCGAATTCTGGAAATGGCCGGGTTGAGTTTTAAACAGAAAAGCCCGCGTAAAGCGGGCTTTTTAATGACTAAATTTCGGTCGGCGACATAGGAACAGTGCATGCATACCTCAAGGTGATGAGAAGCCGTCCCGGGCTGCGGTGGAACCGCTATCACATCGTTGAGGGTAGCATGCCTATGTTCCCTATGTCGAGGTTTTCGGCAACTGCTGTATGGGCTTGCTAAACGTATTTCTTTAGCTGTACAGTGAGCCTTGTATTACGTCACGACTACGAGAAATCATGAAAGCTTCTGAACGCAATCGAGATAGAGATTTATTGGCCGATATTGAAAACCCGAATACTTCACTTCTCACACTTCAAGTGTGGCTAAATGCGGAGGAAAATCGAATCGCTAGGGCTGAGGAAAGCATGCGCAAAGCGCAGTCTATGAAAGCCCTAAGCGTGCGTCGTGTAAGACGCATTAAATCCGCAATTAAGCGCAGAGGTGAAAATGTCTGATAATGGTTTAAAATACGGTATGGCGTTTTACCACTGTGACACGGTGGATTTTGAATCTCCGTATGTCACAGTCATCGTTACAGACCTGGATATCCAATATGTCGAAACTTCGCCTCTAAATCCCGGAGTTGATTTCAATTTCCAATTAAGCGACCGCATAGAGGCAATTTCCTCTGAAATAGGTATTCAGGTGATGCGTGTCGAACGTTCACCCGGGCACATTCTCCACTAAGGAATTTCAAATGCTTCCCATTCAGGCGCCAGCTCTATTTAATATGGCTGTATCCGAAATCCTGGACATCGCCGAAGCCATGCCTGCCTATGCGCAGCCCTTGGACATTCTTGCGGCAGACAAATCGATTCGTGATCTTGAACGAGCTGTTAAGACGCTTCGCGACTGCCACACGTGCATGCGCCTCAAGCATATGCTTGATAAGGGTCCGGAGCTGTGACATGACCGGTTCGCTTGGCTACTTCTCCACGCCCGGCCCGGTTGACGACAAGTGGTTGCGTAACCACTGGATAGCGCCGTATGAAGAGCTTCCACGTTGTCGTTGCGTCGTCCTATATCGAATTTATCCGGCATACCTCCCTGACCCCTTCGAGGAAGACTCTGACGTGACCGGCGCAACCCCCTTTCGCTTCCTTCCGACATCCATGCCTTTCGAGCTGACGCCGAACCTGCGCAAGCCGCGCACGCGCCATTGCGATCCGATGCGGTTTCGTCGTTTGTTCGCGAAGGACAAGGAATTCTATCGCTGGGAAACCGTTCAGCCGGACCAATATCGGGATTCAGGCATACCCTCAGGCGAACGCTTCGCACGGGAATGGGCGTGGATATGCACCCGCCATCGTCAGCGAACCGACAACCTCGAAAAATAATTTCAAAAAGGTGTTGACACGGTTTTAAATCGGAGTAGTATGAGCTTCACCAACCACACAACCGGAAGCCGCCATGAGCCTGACCAACGACATTCGCGCCATCAACGAGTCCGCCCGCAAGACCTTCGGCGCTGACGTGGCAATCTTGGTGGCTCGCGCCAAGGCGTGGGGTAACGATGACACGTGCATCATCGTCACCGGCAAGAAGCACGCCGAGGCCGCCAAGGCTTTTGCCCGTCTCAAGGGCGCCACGCTGACCACCAAGACCACCGAAGGTCACACCTGCTCCGTCATCACCATCGCTTAATCCAAAATTCACACATTCGGAGAATCCTATGTCGCACGAAGCCCGCCAAGCCATCATCGCCAGCCTGAACGACCTGTTCGCTCCGCTGGACGTCGAAGTCGCGGCCGCCGCTCGTAAATGGGCGCACGAGCGTGTTGCGGCCATCAATGAATGGAAAGCCTCCGACGAGGCCAAGTCCCTTTCCCGGAATGTGTGGCGCTACTATCAAATTCTGTTCGCCATCGCGGGCGGAAAGACATGGTATAAGCGCCTGTACGGCTGCCCGGTCGCCGATATCGATGCGCTCATGGACAAGCACAGCGCCGCCGTCGTCGCCAAGCGCAATGCCACCATCGCCCGCAAGCTGGACAAGGCCGGCGTAACGGAAGTTTTGAGCAGCGCTTACGCTCGTTCCTCCGATGGCTTCAACGGCGTTTTCTATGTGATGACGGATGCCGGCGAGCAGCGCGTGACTGTCAGCACGATCCGCGCAGGCGGGTACAACATTCAATGCCTTCATCTTCGCGTGTTGGTTCACGTGAAAAAGGTGAATGGGAAAGCTTGACAATCTAAAACGGAGCCATTAATCTGGCTCCGTTGTCACACACAAATCACACATACGGAGCCGATTCATGAATTTGCAGCTTGCCACCAAGATGGGCATTGAACTGACCTACATGCCGGCCGTGTGGGACGAAATAGCCGATGCTTACGGTGCGCTCTACAATCTGCGCAACGATGACGATGAAGACGAGGGTTGGGCATCTTGCGTGCATGACCGCCATAGCGCGGTGTGCTTCTTCGCGGCACAGCTCAAAACGATTCTCCGCCTACGCAAGGTTGCGGTTTACCACTGCGGTACGGACCCGGATTGCGTGGAAGTCCCCACGAAACCTTACAAATCGCTGGATGCCCTCATGCGTCGGGCGCGCGTCATCACGCACCATGCGGAAAGCCTGAACCTGACGCCGAAGCTCGTGCATTTCAATGGCGGTGGCGCCCACATTCACACCGATACGCGCCACATCGGCGACCTGAGCGCGCGCAAGCTGTACTGCCGCCGCATGGCCGTCTTCGCGGCGAAGAATCCGTGGTTGTCCTGGGCGTTCATTGGCCTGACGGACAACATCAACGCCGAACCGCTGACGGCCGTACATCTCGGCTTGCGTGGCGCAAGCGTTCAGACCGTGGAACAGATTGAAATGGACATTGCGGATAATCTCCGCGAGATTCAGCAGCTTACTCGCAACCTGCATCAGCGCAGCGAATGGATGTACGAGTGGGATCGCAATTACTGGCTGCGCGAGCTGGAAAATGTCTATGCGCGCCTGCACGATTCGCGCAAGCGATTGATCTACCGCAAGAAAGGGATGAATAAGACGTCGTTTCAGTATGGTGCGGTTACGCTGCCGATGGCGAAAGACTATATCGTTCGCGTCGAAAACAGCCTGGGAACCGTCGAATTCCGCAATTTTGAAATGCCGGAAAACGTCGAAGACCTTTCCAAGTATGTTCGTCTGGTTGACGCCATCGTGCGCCACGTGAGCCGGCAAACCGCGCTGACGTTCGACGCCACCGACATTCCGGAGAACAATGACGAACTGCGCATGATGCCGCTCGAAAAGCGCCTTGAAGGGTTCAAAAACATGCTGGTAATGCTCGGGCTTGACCCGGCGGATTACGAAGACGAAGCCAAGCAGATTGCGCGGCGCTTCCGCCACTACAAGGACAAGTCATGGCAGACGCGACAGCTCAAGAAGCGTGCGGCCAACGAAGCCGCCAAGGCAGCGAAGGCTGCTCAGGAAGCCGAACAGGCGGCCGTCGCAGAGCAAGTGAATGCGCTGGCTCGCGTGGAATCGCGTTCGGAACGCCTGCGCCGCGAGCGTGATGAAAAGAAAGCCGCCGAGGTGGCTGCTCGCTACAAGCGCCGCGCCGACATCGCCAACGGCCGCTTGCCGCGCAAAACGCATCTTCGCCTCAAGCTGGAACGCGAGCAGCGGGCGGGGACGGAGACCGCCGAAAAGCAGGCTGAACGGGATTCGGACGCGCGTGCTCGGCGTGAAGCTGAGTACAGTGTGTCGATCCAAGTATCTGAACAGCTCGAAAGCCTGCGCGTAATCGCGGAGCGAATTATGGCCGGAGTGCATGGGACGTACGGTTTGGCCGCTTGACAATCAACGCCGGCGTAATACACTGCGCCGGCAACAACCACATAACTGAGGATTTCAAAATGGTAAACAATGGCGACAAGCGCAGCGTCACCACCGACGCGCTGGAAACCCTGGGCACGATCATCACCGAGAACGAGAAGCGCGATGCGATCCACCTCGCGGTCTATCCTGCCGAAGCCGGCGGCTATTTCAGCCCCGGCGACCGCGTGTATCTCGGTCCGGACGGCAAGGCGTATTCGGCCGGCGGCCGGAGCGGCAAGGAGGCAACCGGCATTGTCGATCCGTTCCTTGAGCGGAACGTGATGATGGGTGAGCGCTTCTGGCTCGTCTTGCTGCCGCGCACCGTCAAGAGCCTGCGCCACGTGTGGGAGCATCCGTCCTTCCCCGAGACCACGGAAGACGGCAGCGACAAGCCGAAGCAACCGCATTCCGTCAGTCCTGAGGACAAGCGCGTTCGGCATGCCATGATCGATTGGGCCGACCGCATGGGCGGAGTGGGGAACTTCACGTCGTTCCAATACGAAGAACAGGTCGCCAAGGTCTGCGCCGCCGTGTGTTGGATCGACAACTACGCCGAAAGCCTGAGCGGTTCGGATTATGATGACGGTTATGCGGAAGTCAGCTATTACGAGCTGATGCGCTATGCCGATTCGTGGGTTGATCCCGAATCGAAGTGGGGCGGTGATTACCTCACCAAGGGCGGCCTCCTTGAGGGCGTCAGCACTGATCCCGTGTTTTGGGACAAGTACGAAATCATCACCGGCAAGCGGCCGACTGGTGAAAACGAATACGACCGTTCGCCGTCGTTCTTCTCCTGCGCCTGCTGACCATGGGGAAGGCTTACAACAACCGCGTGCGCTATTTGAAACCGGCGCACGCATTCGCCGGAACGATCAATGTCAACATGTCCGATTTCGCTGCCAAATGGCAGCGAACGGAGGACAACGAAGATGTAGGGTTGGCTATCCGTCTCAACCGGGGAATCCTCACTGTCACCGACACGCGCCCGTACGAGGAAGAGCTTACCGCGTTCGGGATTCATCACACTGTCTGGAAGATTTGAGATGAGCCGCATGAAAAACCCTGCGCATCCCGGAGAGATATTGCGCGAGTATCTGGCCACCTTATCGGTCACCGAAGCCGCCAAGCGATTAGGGATAACACGAGTTTCGCTTTCTAGAATTCTTAACGGCAAGAGCGGAATTTCTGCCGAAATGGCGATTCGCCTCGAAACCTTCTTGGGAACGAGCGCAGAAATGTGGATGTCGGCGCAAATGGCTTTCGATTTATGGAAGGCTCGAAGCGAAGAACTGTGCGAGGATGAAGGTTGCCCGCATCATGGGATTGACCACGTATGCGTTGTGCGTGTCGCGCAGCCATCCGGAAATTCCGGAGAGGTGGCGCAGGGTGAGGCGGCCAACAGCATCCGGCGAATCCTGTCTGGCGCCGAGCGCATGGGTTATATGGTAGATACGTCCGTTTCGCTCGACCTGCTGCGCGACGTTCTAGCAACGCTTAAAAACACCGCCGAGCGCGCGGCCGTGCCGGAGGGATGGCGCGATGAGCTGGATTTGATCCGCGCCGTACTCGAAGGTTATCAGCCATCGATTGCCCGGAACGATGCGTTACGGGCAGTTCGTAAGCTGCTCTCCGCCGCCCCGACGCTTGCCGGGGAGGATGGTACATGAATAACGCTCAACGCTTCGCATGGTTGGCTGGACATCCGGCGTACACTCTTAAATTCCACAGAGATTCCACCAAATGGTCTTGCGCACCCTGGTGGGCCGGAGAATATAACCTCTATAACTCGGCCTATGACGCTGTTGACGCGGCGGCTCGTAGCGAAGGAGGTTATTGCGAATGAGCCGCCGAACCATTCCTGACGAAGCGACGATTTTGCAGGTTTGCCGCTCGCGCGGTACATTCGTCATCAATCCTTTGTCATGGCGAGCGGGGACTAGTGAGTTGCTTCAACGCCTCGAAAAAATGCGTCGTCAAGGGCTGCTCGCAAAGCGCGAGTGGTCACTTGACCACGTTTCATACTTCATTCCGGAGAGAAAGCCGTGAGACCCCTTTGGATTTTCGACATCGACGGCACGCTATCTGATCCGGATCACCGTCGCCACCTTGTGGAATGCGACCGCGCGGAGCAGCAGTGGGACGTGTTCTACGAGCTGTGCGACAAGGACGGCGTGAATGAGCCGGTCATGCAAGTTCTCGAAGCATTGCATGTGCATGACGCCGAAATCTGGTTCTTCACCGGGCGTCCTGAGAGCGTGCGAGGGAAGACGCTGGAATGGCTGTGGAATTACACTCCACTAGACGCAGCCCAACTTGAAAACGGCCAAGTCGTCATGCGAGCGAATGGTGACTACCGTCCGGATAACGTCATCAAACAGGAAATGCTTGATCGTATGCTCCCGGAAGATCGTGCACGACTCGTGGGCGTCTTTGATGATCGGCGCCGCATCGTGGACATGTGGCGCAAGAACGGCATCATGTGCTTTCACGTCAAAGACGGCGATTTTTAATGGATGCCAAGCCGAAGAAGGTTAACCCCTGGCGTGAAGCCAATCGCTTGTCCTGGGAGCTTCGCAAAGACAAGGTGGCCGGCGGCAACGCGCTGACGACGAAAAAGAAACGTCCGCATCAGTACGCCAGTTTTGGCAACTACGCTTCAAAACAAGGAATTTGACCATGGCTAAGTGCTACTGTGGGTTGTGCGAAGGGGACTACGAGCTTTGCGAAATCTGCGAAGGAACGGGCGAGATTTGGGATGAAGACGAAGATGACTTCGTGGAGTGTCCCGAATGCGACGGCTCCGGCTATGAGGCGGGTTGGTGATGGGTGATTGGGCCGATTTCTTCGTTGATCGCATGATCGACCGCGCATGCGGCATCCCATACGCTGACGACCAATACGACGAAGAGCCGCAATATCTCGTCTGCCAACGCTGTGGAAAGGCGGGATTGGTGTGGGGTCAACGTGAGGACGGCGCATGGCGTCTGTTCGAGCCTTCGCGGCGCAGCCGGCCGGAGAAAATCCATGTCTGCGCCATCAAGACCTATGGCGTTGACCTGTCGGGCTTTATGTCAAGTCTGTGATTTAAAACAGTAGGCTGGCGTTCAGCAAAGGTGATGTATAAAAGAGCCGCAACACCTTCCATTACCAACCATCGAGGAATCGCACATGAAACGCATTCTCTTTTCCGTAGTCATGGCCTTCGTGGCCCTGGGCGCGTTCGCTCAGACCATTCCGGTAGGTTTTCCCACCACTCCGCAGTCTGTCGCCATCGGCGCCAGCACGCCCACCATGAACGTTACTGGCCCGGATGGCGTCACGCGACCACGCATCGCCAAGGCCGGCGACTACGGCACGGCAGTCGGCTATTCCGCATGGGCCATCGGTCGGGGCGATACCGCCCTGGGCGCGTATGCCTATACCGGTACGATCAGCACCACTGCGCATGATGCCGGCGAAGCGTACCGCTCGGCTATCGGCTACAAGTCGAGCGCCACGGGCGATTACACCACATCGGTGGGCGCATTCAATTGGGCCAGTGGCACCATGTCTGGCGTGTTCGGTTTCGGATCGTCCGATGACGGATTGTCCAATGTCGTATCTTTCGGTTCCACAACGTACGGTGACCGGCGCCTGATCCACGTGGCCGCCGGCATCAATGATGGTGACGCCGTGAACATGGCTCAGTTCAATGGTCTGAGTTCGCAGGTTTCGGCGCTTTCGACCCGCGTGGATATTCTGGCGCAGTCCGGCGTGGCTGGCCCCAAGGGCGATACCGGCCCGCAAGGCCCCGCAGGTCCGCAGGGTCCGGCAGGTCAGAATGCTCCGGACGCCGTTACCGTGGACCAACTGAACGCAGCGACCACTGCTGCAACTGCCTCGGCCGTCGCCAGCGCGTCCGCATATACCGACAGCCGCGTGGCGTCCGCATCCGCTGAGACCCTGAATTGGGCGAACGCCTACACTGATCGACAGGTGGCCGCCGGCCTGACCAAGGCCATTCGCTTCGCCAGCATCGGCACGGCGCAGGCCATGGCGATTCCGCAGGTTCCGCAACTGGCTCCTGGTCAGAAGTGGGTGGGCGGCGGCTTCGGATCGTTCAATGGCGCCTCGGCCATGGGTCTGGCGTTCGGCTATCAGGTCAACGAACAGTTCAACATCGGTGGAGGCATCAGCCGAGCGCTGTCCGATTCCTATGGGTTCGGGCATCACCTCGCGGTCAAGGTTTCGGCCGGGTACGCTTGGTAATTGAATAGCACTGATGTAATCTAAAAGGGCGGCCGTGTGCCGCCCTTTTTATAACCAAGGTGTAAGAATGGAGCTTCAATTTAAGCCTGTCCCTCCGGATAAATACCGGATGAACATTGCCGTTCCGGATGAAGACCACCGTTATTACGTGTGGAAGATCAATGGGGTATGGCATTCGGCCGCGTATCGTCGTTCAGGAACGACATGGGCGCCGGGAACTATCGTTACGCATAGAACCATGGATAAGGCTATGCGACAATGCGACAAAGAACACTCATTGGACGAACGATCATGAACAAAAAGTGGAAAGTGTCTTGGGACAACAGTTCACAAGTTTTTGACGATTGGGTCAACGCTGCCGCATTCGCAAAATGGAAGTTGGAAAGCGGATATAGCGAAGTAGTGCTATCCATCGCTTGACAGTTTCAAATTAGGGTGTATGATTCTCACACCTAACACACATTCGGAGTACGAAATGAACAAGTTGACCAAGATCGAAGTCAAGACCATCAACGTTGCCGTCCGCACGGGCTTTGCCTTCTCCATGGATAGCCATTTCACCGGTTACCTGAGCGCGCGCCGCACAATCAACAAGCTGATCCGCATGGGTTACCTCAAGCGGGAAGATAGCGATTACGGCACGTGCTATGTTCCGACCGAGGCCGCGCGCGACTTCGTTGAGTACGGCATCACGATCTAAACCCTCAATCCACACAGGCTCACAATCATGAAAGATGCAATTTACGTTCTCAGTGATACCCTAGATCGCGCGCTTCACGAAGCGCGCCGGGTTCAGGCAGGCGACGATTGGCGCGCCATTTCTGACAATAACCTTCCCTCCTTCCTTCCTGACGACGAGCTTCCGCGTGTACGTTGCCTTGAGCCGGGCGGCCACTACGAGGACGCGGACGGCTTCCATTGGGTGCGCGTCCTATGAGCGCCGCCCGGAACATCCTCGAAAATGCCATTAACTTCCCACGGGATGGTCATTACGTCGGTTGTGCGATCCTGACGCCCGACGAGGCGCAAACCGTCCTTCAAGAGCTGAACGCGCTGCGTGCAGCAGCGGGCGAATTGCTTCTGTGGCGAATGGGCAACCTTCCAAACCTTGGCTACATCCGCGACAACGATGACAGCCGCGCGGCCGTGAAACAACTGGCTCTTGCGATGGGCTGGGATTCCGAATAACAAGAGGTTTTAAATGTACGCAATCATCTGCGACGCACGCCGAGGGCAATCCCTTGGCGTGGATACTCTCGCGCTTGTGGACCGAAATCTTGACAATTCGGTCTGGTGGACCTCCGACCGTCCCGAAATCGTGCTGTGCTATCGCCACAAGGGGACGGCGCTCGCGGCCCTGTCGCGCTTCAAACACAACAATGCGCGAGTGGTTGACTTTGCGAACGCAAAGGCGATTATTGAGTCGCAGCGTGACAGCATTCGACGCGAAGAGCTGGAACGTATGTACAATGAGGCTATGGCCGAAGACGATCCGCTAGGCCATGGTCAAGACTTCATTCCGTATTGACATGGAAACCTCAATGATTCAGCCCGTCCACACCGATCCCGTGGAATCCGCTCTGTCCATCTTGTCCCTGCGTGCGCGCATCATGCGTGCCCAAGCTGATCGAGGAATGATCCTCGCCGGCGACGATTTGAAAGACGCCGCCGAAGACCTCGAACAGGCTTACGAACTTCTTAAGGACCGCATCAAATGAGCACAGTCGATTTGCATCAGGTTATCCGTGATGCAACGCGCGTCTACCGGGAGGGCATTCCCGGCCCGGTAGCGATAAACCGTAGCGATTTCATCCACGGGCTTTACGATGGCGTTTTGGAATGCGCTGAACACGTGAAGTGGTGGGCTGACACGAACATCCCACTCCGTGCCGGATGGCAAAACGGGCTTCTCGTGGAGCTTCGGGATTTGTCCAAGCGATTCCGCATTGAGAACGACTATCACGCGGGCTTACTGGACGGCTACGACTTGGTATGCCATTCCATCGCGCGAGCGCTGGGGCTTACCTTGTGAAACGCCGCTATCGATTCCTGTTGATGGTTCTAAGCTACTTGGTATGCCTAGGTCCAGCACTGCTGATGCCGCCCGGTCACATGGAAACAAGGCTTGTTCTCATGGTGATCGGTTTTTCCTTGTTCGTTCTTAGTACATACAAACTTGCCGAGTGAGGTTTTAAATGAATACTCTTGAGTTGATTCAAGATTTTGAAAGCAAGAAGCACGTTGCCGAGACTGCGCTAAGCGCTTTGGCAATAGCTATTGTTCCTATAGTGAACGAGTATCGCCGACTCACGGCAATTTATCCTTCGGAAATTCGTGTTCTTGGGGCGTGGCAGATTGAAAACGTCCGTATTTCCGGAAACAAAATCCTTGTGCAGGTAGAACTGTTTGGTGGAGAGAGCGAGGACTTCATCTTTCCCGCGAATATCTTTCTTGATTCGGATTGGCGTGCCGCGCTAATTGCCTATGTGAACAAACAGACAAAGAGCGACGAGGCTGCGCGTAAGCTGCGTGACCTTGAAGACCTGCGCCGCCGCGCTGCGAGCCTGGGAATGGATGTGGTAGTGATTGACGAGACGCCGAAGCCTCGTCAGGCGCATCCTGCGCCGCCTCGTCCGATGCCCGACCATCCACCGGAACCACGTAAGGTCATTCCGCTGACCAGCGGAGAAATTCAGCACATCGAATGCTCGGATTACCCGAGTTGGCAGGACTAAGCCATGAAATTCAAAATCATGGCGTCACATATTCTGTTAGGTGCGCCACGGGAGGTTATAGGGCACGGGTGCATCACCTATGACGAAGCCCTGAAATACGTAGCGGAATTCGATGACGAAGGCTTTTACGCATGGCAAGGGCCACGGCTGTGGGTTGTGGAAATTCCGAACTAGACAACTGTATTTCTTTGTAATACACTCGCGCAACACAACATCATCCGAGGTTTTAAAAATGGCTCTTCCGTTCCGCTTCATCATCGTTGACCAGTTCGACGGCTGCGTCAAAGGCACCAACAACGAAGTCCTCGCACTGCAATTCGCCGAGTGTGACGAGTATTACGTCATCGACAGCGAGACCGGTAAATGGCTCGTCTTCAACGGTCCGACTGACATTCAGGAAATCAAAGGTGAGGGCTAACTCGTGGCGATGACCAAGAAAGAGCAAGCACGGTTTGAGGCGGCTTTGACCGCCTCGGCTTTGCGCTCCACAAGCCCGGTACCGCGTGATCTTGCGCCGCCGCTCAACAGCTACGAGCGCTCGGGGCCGTCTCTCACTCACGGATGGGATTTCAACACCTATCGCGGCACCACGGAGAAGGCGTGTTCCTCATCCATTTACCACGGGTTTGGCTGGGATCACGTGTCCTCGCAACAACCTCGGTCGCTGTTCAGCACTCGCCTGCTAGCCTTGAAGGCCATGCGGTATGAAATCGAACAGGAATCGGCCAAGCGACTGCGCGCAGTAGATCGCATGATCGAAGAAGAAATTGCCAACCCAACGCCGAACTACAAGGAACCGGAAAATGTCTCTGAATGAGATTCAAATCACCATCGACCGGCCTGTTCCGACCGAGGAACTCACCATTCAAATGCTGGAAAAAATCGCATGGGCACTTCACAACCATCCGGCTATCCGATCGGCAGGTTGGGTTCTAACGGGAACTACCATCGATTTTAAAATGGAGTTGCAGTCATCTCCGTACATCCACACAATCGGTGACATGGCTGTCGAGCATGCCATGGCACGCGCGATTGCCGCCGAGAATTCGGTGAAGGTTCTTGGCGATCAAAATCGCAACCTTATCGATCTCCTGGACGCCAAGAATAAGCGCATTGAATCGCTGACAGCCGAGGGCGAAGCGTTGCAAAACCGCCTGGACATCGCGCAAGCCGAAGTCGAACGGTTGGGCAAGAGCGCGGAAGCGGCTGAGGCGCTGGTGAACGTTCTGAAAGGCTGGCATGAGCGGGCAATGAAAGCGGAAAAGGCGCTTGCCCGCATTGTGGACGAGCGCAACGACGCCGAACGCCGGGCAAGCAACCTCGAACGCTATCTGTGGGCACGGGATCAAACCATTGGTGAGCTGCACCAAAAGCTCAACGATCTTGGGGACCGCTTCATGGCGCTTGTCGCCGAAAAGACGCTGGGCGATGCGGGTATGAGCGTCCTCGCCCGTACGCCCTGGACCATCCCACAGGAATCCGAGGTGACGTTTGCGACGATGGCCGATGCCCTAAAGGCAACGCTTGTCGAAGTCATGCAACCGGCGCTTCCGGAACACGTGGAAGAGGTCCTGAACGAGTGGAACCCGCGCATTGCCTGGGAAGCCGCCGCCTATCGTGCCCTGCGCAACACGTCGGACGTTGAAGACGGCCATCCTTTCGTGATTCGTGAGCTTCTTGATGAAGCGGATCGCGCTACCGGTGACGAGGAAGCGCTTCGCTATGGCGACGAACTGGACGAGGCCATGACCGAAGTCTTGGGCTGGTACGTACCGGAAGATGGAGCCGTCGAATGCGAGTGACCGGCAACGACACGGACTTCGCTCGGGTGAAGGCCATCAAGATGGACCTGAACAAGCTCCGGGATGAGTTGTGGAAGCAGGGGCGCGTTGCTAACGGGCGAAACACCCTTCCCGCCCAGCAAGCGTTTGAACAGTTTGAACGCACGCTGAAAGAGCGCCATCCCGAGCTGTTTTAAATCGCTTGACTGGTAATACGAACGGGGCCATAATCGGCCCCGTTTTCACATTCACCCTTTCATAGGACGCACGGCCATGACCTGCAACTGCCACACCTCCACGTACGCCATGCTTTTCTGGCGAACGTTTGCAATGTCGATCATCGCAACAGCCCTCTTGATCCTTGGTTGCAGCCAGTCGGCCCACGCACAGGACGCGAGTATTGCCGGCGCAATGGCGACTACCATAGCAGGACAAGATAGTCCGCGCTCTGTGATCGTCGTCAATGAGCAAGGCCAACACGTCATTCCCAAGCGTTCCGGGTTGGCGCCGCTGCCGCTAGACCAAGAGTACGTGGAGACATGCCGAGTCTCCGGCCAGATGGAAGAGAATCCGAATTACAAAGACCCCGCCAAGAGCTTTGCTGGCGTAGGGCAAGCGCTCGGCCGCCTATTAGCCACTGGCGCAGCGGCTAAGACTTCCGCGCCAGGGCCGGCCATCGCATCCGTCGAGGCCATCAACGATTCCGTGACCATCGTTCGCGAAAACGCGCAGCCTGCGGACTCGCATAATCGATACGTGTGGATCGAGCGCGAGAAATGTTCCTACGTCAGTCGCGTGCGTCAGCCTTCCACGTACGACCGCACCAATGTACGCCCGGCTAATAAAGACCCTTCCAAGCTGGTGCAGTTGACCAAAGACGACGTGCTTAAGCTGCAAAGCGACGGAATCATGCCGCAACCCATCGGCGGCAATCTCTACCAGATGCGCGGGTACGATGGTCGCATGGTTGTGGGCACGCTTTACCAGCTCTCCGAGTACCAGCAACGCCACTACAATCTGTGCTTCGCTCTTACGCCGGGAAGCGTCGAATATAACCGCGAGCACTGCGACAAGTGAGCGGTGAATGATCCTCGAACCCTTCCTTGAATCCGTTTTTCTGGCATCGTCCATCACGTTCAATGGCGTGATCTACAACCCCGACACGCCGCGCGTTGTGGCGCCAACCCTGCGCACGGCGGCCTACTATTTCCCAACGGAAAGGCAGTCGCAATATTGGGCGCTGGACGCCCAAGTTGTAGATGTTAATTTTAAATAAAGTTGACAATACCGCACTGAAAGCGTTACAAAGGGAATTCACACATTCGGCAAAGCGACTTCACAGGAAGTCCCACCGCCGCGCGCATGATCGATGTTCGGCCATGCATTCGACACGGAGGACCGTACTATGTGGCACCGAGCCGCACTCATCGCCGTTGTAACCTTCGCCCTTGGCTGGGCCACCACCCTTCCTTACCACGCCGTAGCAGCGCCACAGAACGCCCAGCCCGTCACTCTACCCAAAGCCGCACCGGACTTGCTCGATGCCCTGATGGCGGCGGAGACGGCTCGCAGAGCGGCCGTTATGCACAGGAGCATCAATCGTGTACTCGCCCACGAAGGCGGATTCGCTAACCGCGCCCGTGATCCGGGTGGCCCGACCCGATTTGGCATTACTGAATCCACAGCCCGACACTATGGATATCGAGGCCGCATGGCGGACCTTCCTATCGAAGTGGCGCGATTCATTTATGAATCACTATGGCGTAACAGCGGAGCATCCCGAATCAGGAATGACGAACTCGCCTATCAAGCCTTTGACAGCTACGTCCAGCACGGCCCGCGCAGCCTCGCATGGGTCGCGCAAGCCACCAAAGCCGCCCCGGACAGGTATCGCGCCTGCTTGATGCTCAACGACCTTCGTGAGGTTGCTTATCGCTCGTCCAAGAACTGGCGCACCTTCGGAAAGGGATGGAGCAGGCGATTAGCGAAGAACCGCGACGAATGCGCATAAGAAAAAACCCGCCGTGAGGCGGGTTTTTAATGGCTCATCCTTGAGCCCAGGGAGGACGTGCAATGGCGTACACGTTGGCAACGGTCCGAGGCGTCGCGGGTGCGATATTATCCCCAATGAGGACCGGGAGTAAAGTCTTTCGCGTCTTCGCGAATTTGCTTGGCCCACCATTCGAGTTGAAGAGCCGCGCTTTCGGCGTCGGCAATACCGCATCCCATGAATCGACCGAGTTGGTCCTCGGGAACCGGATGCACGTCGCGCGGCAAAGCGTCAATTTGAAGGTAATACATGGTTATGGTCCTGGCTTGTAGAGGGTTTTACCGTTCTCGCGGTACATCACGAGGTTTTCGCGGCGCATGGTAGCGTCGAGGCCAATGTGCAACCACGTGTTCTCGAAGATGAGCTGATCGTAAGCGATTTGCGAATCCCGGATGGACTTGTAGACGTCCATCAGCGACATCCCAGGAACCACAATGTCGGCGGCAAGGCCGCGCGTGTGGGCGGATGTCGGGGAGCCACCAACGCCGGCATTGACCGCTGGGCAGCGATAGCCGGAGTTAATGTGAATCGGACATCCGAGCATTTCCCGAATGTAATCGAGCGTGAAACACGTCTTGTGCTTCAAGTTATAAAGCACATCTTCCGGAGGCGTGTTGTCGATTCCATGAACGCGCGCGTAATCGCTCGCGATCATTTCCTCAAGCGTGAAGTAGTGAGAGAGCTGTGTAGTCATTGGGACGCAATGGGCGTTGAAAAGGTGCTCTCATATGCGTCTAGAACCGCATCTGCTCGCTGTGTCGTGTGCCATGCCTGCCACGCAATGCCCAGGCAAAGCACGACGAGAATGACGATGGCCCGGCGGGCGTGATTAAGGTGCTTTTCCATTGGCTTCGTCCGATGTTTCAGGAAGATTCAAGCGACGCTTAATCAACCGTTCCATGGCTGTTAGTGTCGCACGCGCTCCGGCAAGAGCAGATACACCCACAAGCACTCCGGTGATGGGTGTGGACAGGTTATACGCTGTGCACGCCATTGCCACCAATAGACCCATGAAACCCGCTCCCAACGTCTCAATGATGAAGTCCCGAGCGTTAATGGATTCGGAACGGATCAAATACCCGATGATGCCGCCCACGGCGGCGAAAATGGCCCACCGAACGTAGGCAATCCCGATAAGCATTTCCCACATGAGGCGGCACCCCTGCCCGTATGTAATTGCGTCGCACTCTACACGAGTACGACGCAATAGTTGTACTTCCGTGTATTGTTAAATCACATCGATTTCTAGGTCGAAGCTCACAGTTTGCGAATAAACGATATTTGATCCATTAGGATCAGATGCAATTTGAATGGTACATGTCCCTAGCGAACGAATCGAATCATAACGAGTCGTAATGTAAAACATGATAGTCGGCTCACTGCTAATCGAAGTCCAACCGACTGCCCCATTATTTACTCCTGGTCGAGTAGTTCCCGTGTCATTGCCCCACGTATATCGGACCCAATAATTTGAACCGATGCCGCTAGTTGTTGGTAAATACCAATTGCCGTTTTTTGGCCCAGGTCCGGGAGTAAGGCTCGTTCCCCACGACGTTGAGGTAGTGCCGTCATTAAACGTGGTCCAGATGGCAGTTACCGAGGCGGGCTGCGGATTGGCCGAAGGGTTGTTTATGTGGTTGATGATGTTGTTGTACGCACCACTTCCCACAGGACCGCCCACACCATAATGCTGCGCAAGGTCAGAGCCGTCCGGGAACTGGCAACCGGTGTTGGGGACTTGCTGCGCTCCAATAAGCTGCATGAGGATCGTAGACAGCTCACGGCCGCCTGGACCATCTAGCCAGTTGGAAGCGCTCGCTTGAGCGCCTCCCGCATATGCCGAGAATTTGTAACCGATGTCCACACCGTCATTCGCTTGAATGTTGGTAGTTCCAAAGGCTGGCATATTAAACTCCCTTTAGCTCGTTCAACTCGGCGCGCAGCTCCGCGATCAAATAACGCTGCTCCAACACAATATCATGAAGCTCAATGATGGCGCTGGTGGCATACGGAATCACCCCATCATAGTGCAGGTGATGAAAATTTTTGATTTCGGAATAAGCGCTTGCCTCATCTGGAAATTCTCCGTCAACCGAAACAAGATGGGCCGTTTCCGGATGCGACTTGACGAATTGCGCGCCATAACCCGATTCGGTTTCGCCATTTCGGTCGGTACGCTCATACAGTTTTCCAGGGAACACGCGACGAACGATTTCAAGCGCTCCTTCAATGTTGCGCATGTTTTCTTTCACGCGCTCATCAGAACCCGGTCGAATGATTCCCGATCCGATGAAGTTTCCACTAGGGTCAATATACGCTTGCCCACTTGTGGAGCCCACATTCTGAGGGCGGAAGATAATGGAACCATTACCCGGCGAGGCGCCAGTGGGGGCCAGTACAAGATATTGGTTGGTTGAAAGAACATTGCCACCTGATGCAAGGGTTCCGGTGAGAGTAAGCGATCCGTTTGAATCCAAAATTGCTTGACCGTTTGCGTTATCCGGACCATTCGGGCGCATCACCACCGATTGACCGTTTGCACCCGAAGTGAGATAAATCTCGCGACTACTATAAAAAACACCATCGCTGCGAACATTGGCCGTGACGCCGGAAGGATCGGTAATCGTTAGACGATTAGGATTTCCAACCTGACCAACACCATAAAAACCGCCAACGCGGTTAATGCCCGCACCTGTATCCGAGCGAGTATAGAATTCATGACCGCCGGACTTAGAGCCATAGTTATTGATGTATTCGTTACGTGCATTTGCGCCTCCATTTGAATTTACGATGCCGTAATAGATTTCAATTCCATTGGACACGCCAATAGGAACGGTAAACGCTGTTCCACGAACAGCGCCATTAGCTCGAAGTTCAAACGAGGAATTGGCCGACCCATCGGTTCCCACGACGAATTGACCTGTCGCAGAACCTACGCCATTGGGGCGAAGCGCGATGTTTCCCGGAGTAGCGTTGTCGGACCCCAGGAATGCGCCTGCCGCCCCGGTGAAGAGACCGTTCTTGGCCGATACACCGCCCGATGTGGTTGCCACAGAGAGCGGAGTGATGTTGCCGAGGCCCAGCGTGGTTGTGTTGTTGAACTGAATGCCGTTCGCCAGAGTAATCGCCGTTGCCCATGTGGACGCGCCCGTGCCGTTACCCAGCAGCGTAAGCGTGGGGATCGGTGCCAGTCCGATGGTGCGGTTCTGCGAAAGGTCTCCACCGCCTGTCAGACCGTTGTTGCCGATGATGGTGATGTTCTGATTGGCTGGCGTGTATGGAAGACCTGTAATGGTCTGCCACGAAGACCACGCAGACGATCCAGATTTGCCACGGAAATACACTTGACCGTTGTAGTCAAGATATCGCTCCACAGCGAACGAAGCCGGTCCCACTCCCCACACTTTGGCTTCCAGCATGCCTGCGCGGGGAGACGGAGAATTAGGGGACGATGAGGCCACAGCATCGCTTGCCACTTCGTAGGTTGCGTTCTTAGTTCCCAGCGTATTGAAATCCGTGGCAACGGAAATCAGATTATTTTCCGGCATGGGAATGGACGCTTTGAGCTGTGCCATGGTGAGCAGCTCTTCCCAATCGGGATTGTTGAGAGGCGCGTTCGATCCGGCCACCGTCGCATTGACGCAGCGATAAATAGCCTCAGGCGTCGTGCCGACGTTCGTGGAATAACGAACGAAGGAATTCACAGCATAGGCGTTGCTCTGAATCCACTGCGGAAACGCCGATTGAATCCAATCGATTTGGTTTGTCGTGATGATATTAAACAAATAGTTCAATTTATCGCGTTCAACCGGCTTGGCAAGCGGATCAACGCCAAGCTCGCGCGAATAATCGTCGGTGTAGCCCTGTTGAAAATTGACCACACCGTCCGCACGAGTGTCATCAATCGGTGTTTTCGTTCCGACATTTGCAAACGGAATATCAATTTTTACAGTTGTCATTTTTAAATCCTGTTTGAATGTCTTTATGGTGCGTTGATAATCAACTTGACGCCCGACACCTTGGGCAGCAGGTCAAAGTCTATCATCGCTTGTTGAAAATTTAGCGAAATGGGGAATGTAAATACATAAGTCATGGTCATATCCTGTCCATCTTGAATATACGCCATTCCACCTACGCCGGGCTGCGAATTGAAAACATCATTGAGCAGTTTATTAATGCTCAACACATCGCGGGGAGACGTGTGGACGTAGTATTTCAATCGCAATGCCCAAATCGCTTCTTGAATGGAGGTAATTGCCCCACTCTGCGAAAGCGACGGAAAATTTCCCGACGATGGATTCTGGATGGGGTCCGTAGACGTGTCAAAGTTCGAGCGTGTCGGACCAAATGCCCAAAGTCGGTAATTGTTGCGAAGACCGAGCACATTGATGGGCACATCCAAAATATATGCCCACACTGCACAACCGAAATTGTTTGCCGTTTTCAAATTGAAAATGTTGTTATACCAAGTGACCCAAAATTGGTCATGGTTCTTCACATACCATGCGGCTTTTGAATTGAGCAGTTTATTCAAGCGCGACGATGTATCAAAGCGCCATGTAATGGAGCTAAGAATCTTCGGCGCTACCGGTGGAACCGGCGTCAACGGAGTTGATGGAATAGCGGCCATTAGTTTTGTACCGTGATTTGAATATTGCTTTCAGGGAGATTTGCACGTTCCCATGTGTGGATGACCAACGGAGTGTATTGCCACGCCACACCATCAAATGAAACTTGGCAATCTTCCACCTGAGAGCCCGGAATCTGTGCCACCACCGCGCCCGAAAGTTCAAACGGTGAAACGTCCTGTCCGATAACCAAGCCTGGGTTATCTTCCATTTTGCCTTTAGCGTAGGTCAGGATGGCATCAACCGCAGCCGTTGCCATATCCGCAGCGCTGGCATTGTTTTTAACGGTCATTTTCACATAGACCGTTTTTGGAACAGAACGCACGAACGTGACCGAATAGGCTTGTCCTGTAATGGGATCGGTGACGCTATACATTTCAGGCGTTCCAAAGGAGCCCGATGGAACGCCTGGCGTCCATTTGCAGCCAGGAGCCTTGCAGCCAAGCAGTGTCATGGCAATGTCCGGACCGATGCCGCCATCGTCATTGACGCACACCCACAACGAATTCGGCGGCATCACGACTCCATCAATCGTTTGCTGCGCACTGTCGTCGTTATCGCGCACCACTACCGACGTAATGCCGGGTAGCATGGAGACCTTCGACTTAGCTGCATTGGTGGAATTCTGAGACTGATTGGAAAGTGCGGCCTGTCGGTAAATTCGGTATTCATAATCGGTCATTGCCACCGAGCCCAATACCGCGTCCGTGGGGTTGTTCATGCCTGACCAACCGGGGACGGCCGACTTGGGCACAAGCGTCCCGGCCGGCGCCTGGACGGCGCCTGGATCACGTGCCTGAAAGGTCACGACCGCTCGACCCACGCCCGTACCGTCATCGACAAACGTGACGGTAGAGATGGATAGGAAGATGGCTCCCTGGGCGTTTACGGCTTCCGAGCCCGCAGGCAAGGAAAGGCCAGGGGTGCCGGTAACAGCCACGTTGAGCGCCACGGAGCGCGATACCGGCGTATCCGAAATGCCCATGAGACTGCCCACAGAGCGCAGAAACACGCCCGTGGATTCATTCGGGTTCAACTGGTTGGCGAGAAGGGCATTGTTGTTGATGACGCCATTACGAGCAGCCACCTCGGCCGTAATCATCTGCCCCTGTGGCGTGGAGGGTGCAAGGTCCAAGTCTTGGCCTAGCGCGTCGAGGTATTCACCCTGTACTTCGGCTAGCGTGGTAGACGTATCGGGAACAATGACGCCCTGATTTACGATGTAGTTATAAGCCATTAGAGAGAAACCTCACCGTAAGTGGTATCAATGGAAGCCGCATATTGTAGCCCGTCCGCCAACTGAATCATCTGGAAAGACCGAACAGCTTTTACATTCGGAACTGATTCAAGGTTTTCAATCATGGACTGCTCGAATTCATATGGATTCTTGTTTTGAAATAGAGCTTGAAAATATTTCACTCCAAGATTCGTATTGTATGGATATTCTCCATACAGCATTTGTGAGGCCAACAAACAATCTTGTTGAACCGCAGCCTTATTGAAGACCGTCCCAATATTTCGGGACGAGTCCATATAAATATCGTAGTTGTCGTCAACCGCCAGACTAATCATTTTAAATTCCTTAATTATGGGGCGGATTGCTGGTAGTACCTGTGACAGGACCATTAGGCGCATTAAGGCCCGCACCATCGTGCTTGTGACCCTTACCACTGATTCCCGCAAACACCACGTCCGTATCGCCGGTAATAGTCCCAGGCGCGTGCGCATCCTTCTGCATTTCCACAAGGGGTGCGTCTAGAAAAATCTTAGTAGGATGCGACAATTTCAATTGAGATTCACCCAATGAGATTCGGATTTTCCCGTCCAGGCTTTGAATGACCATGTTTCCGTCTTCGCCTGTGGTATCAAAGTTGCGAATGGCGTCTGGAAACAGTACCGAATCGTTAAAGGAATGCGTTCGCGTTGTTGGCGGCGGCCCCTCTTCAAGCGTCTGTTCAAATTGGCTGATGTCACGGTCATTCGCCAATATCCAACCAAGATCACCCGGCTTGACGGGAAAATTCATGACGAACTGACCTGCTCCCGCCGCGAAAACGGGAATGGGTCCAATTTGTCCTCGCGAATAGACGCCACCAGTCATTATGATTTTAATCAACGGTTGAACGATGGCCGTGTTTTTAACGCGGTCATATGAGACCACTTTAACCGGAAGCATGTTTTCCGATTTCATAAATGCGTTTGCCAGAATCTTAGATAGGGTATTCGCCATATCCCCGTAATCTTCTGGACTTTGATTTGCGTAATTGACGGCCTCTTTGCCGCTCGCGTTGTCAGCCATTATCCGCTCCGGCTAGCCCACAAATCGTAATAGAACTGTTGTTCACGAGTGGCAAGGTCATAGTCTATCCGAGTAATGACGTAATCGGCATTCATGACGGGCACCATGGTTGAAGTGAGTCGCATAGCGCCACCCAACACCACATTACGATCAACAAGGGTTTTAACTTTGACTCCGTACTCTGTAAATTCAGGAATACCCACCATTCCCGACGTTGTGGAAACTTCCACGATTTGATTACTTAGTGGCTCACTCCAAGGTTTGATGACAATTTGATTGTCATTGGTATAGCACTTGACATTAAAAAGCTCGCTGATGCGAGTCATCATTGCCACAGGCTGACCATTGAATGTGAATTTAGGAACTGTCTGACTGGCATTTACCGCAGGATCGATAAGCAGACTAAATCCCACGAAATCCGCGAAGTCCTGTGCGATTTGTTGAAGGGAAATGGTCCCCGTGTTCACGTAAGTCCAGAACTGCGACTTATCGCGAGCCATTGTGGCGCATCGGAGAATGAGCATGATATCCGGCGGCTGTGTAACGCTCGCGCTGATGATATCGCCCTCGAAGACGAGCCATGAGCCCACGGATTTGCGTCCTGCCATTACCCGAACTTTTCGGATTTTGTATTGCGACTGCAACACCTGATTGCAATTCGTCAGAATGTAATCGCGATGATCTTTTCGCAAATTGCCAATAGTGATCGTTGCAGTATTTTGAAGACTGGCAATGGTCTTTGACCCCTGAACCTTAATGTAAAGAGGATCGCCATAAATCAATGAGTTGTCTTCAAACTGCAATTCAACAGTCAGAATGCGAGGATCAAATCCGGCCATTAGAAAATACCATGCATTTCGTTATTGTTGAGATACCAAAGTTGACACTTTGGTCCGAAGTCTTGCCACCAGACATTTTGAGTTTCTGGTGCGTAGAAAATGAAATTACCATTACCCTGAGTGAGGGAATCCCATGGCAACAGGAAAGAGCCAACCAGCGCACGCGCGCCCAGGATGACATCTTGCCCGTTGATGTTGATATCAACGCACATGGCCTGATTATCAGTCTCCACGGTGTATACGCGGATTCGATAAATGAAATTCCCCGTCACAAAAGAAAACTGTTGATTGGGGAGTACGTCTAGATCAAATTTTTGCATGGCTTACCCTCGTGGACGCGGCAGTCCTTGAATGGCTTGATTTATATACTGCTGTTGCGCATCCAAATTCACGCTAGTGATAACTCCCGATTTCTGACCCTGTTGCGTAGTGTTCGAGTCGGCCGGGTTCTGCGTGTTTTGTGGCGTCATCGTTCCTTGCGCAGGAACAACGAAAGTCATTTGCCGAAAAGTTAGATGGACGGGCACCGCATCGTACTGCTCCGCGCTCTGCTCTTGTGGCAAAGAGACAAGCGCCATATTCGTCTCGCGAGTAGTGCGAGATTGAATCGTCACTAGCGTTCCGCTGTTATAAATATCTCGAATAGCGGAGTACGCCGAGCGGTAGAAATCTTTCTCAAAAATGAGAGAGATATTCACCTCGTTTGGATTAGCTACACGATGATCCATAAACGAGGCACCATCTTCCATAGGATGCTGGAAGATTTGCGCCTCGGGTTTATCGTCGTAGGACATAATTTTTGCTTCCGGGATAATTTGCTGTCCACTGGAATCAAAAATACGTACCTGCGGTTGATCGTCTCCGTAGGGGAATAGATAAGGATACGACGACGCAATGCCTTGCAGCGTTCCAAAATTGAACGGTAGTCCGATGATGGTTGCCATTATGCTTTTTGCCCGTCGTTGAGTTTGCCAAGCGTATATTGTAGTTGCTCACCGAGATGTTGTCCGAGCGCTTGGTTGATCGCATTAGGATCGTTGCTGTTGGTCTGAATCGTAATGGGACCGGTATTGACGGTAACGGTATTGCCCGGTTTTGGAGTGTTGACGGTTCCAGGTGTGGGGACAGCCATAGACGAGCCTTGAATGGCTTGCTTGGCTGGCAGGAGCGTGTCTGGCACGGTAGGCACCTTCACGTTCTTTAGACCCACGGGATTCGTCGGGCCGGAGAACGGGTTAATGCCCATGCCTGTAACGTACTGGTTGGGCAATTGGGCCATCATTGGAGCGCCCTTGCCGTATAGAGCGGTAGCCCACTCGGCATTCGGCGCGTATTTAGCGTGGCCTTCCTTGTAGATGTCCCGGAATGCCTCGGGCGTGACGCCACCCGACGAACGCAGACCACCACCCTGACCGGCCTTGGCCGCCCACATGGCGAAATATTGCTCCGTGGTCAAGCCGAAACGGTTCGTTGCCACCTTCATGGCGTTCGCCGCTTCGAGCTGCGTTTGCGCAGCGCGATCATTATCAGACACGTTTTGTGTCTGCTTCTTCATGATTTCTTCGTCGTGCTTAGCCTTGTCGGCTGCGAGCTTGGCCTCAGCCTCCGCGCGCGTGGCCTGCTTTCCGGTGGCTTGCTGAATGTCCTTGGCGGCCTGGGCAAGGTCACTTTCGTGTGCCGCTTCCTGACCCTTCCCCGTCCAGTATTCAAGCGGGTTGTCCAGAGCGTTGCGCTTGATCCACTTACCCACGTTCTGGCCGGCTTCAAGCAGATTCTTGGCACCTTCTTTGACGGACTGAGGTGTGTGCTCGGAAACCCAATCGGTGATACCGTTTAGAATTTCTTTCAGCGTAGTCCAGAATCCCAGGAGCGCAGTGGAAAGCTCTCCCACCTTGTCCGAGACCTTCACAACATCTTCAAGAAGCTCCGTCACCACAGGGAGCACCTTGCCCCCGATCTTAATGCGGAAGTCATCCCACGCATTAGCCAAGCCTTGCTGCGCCTTCTCGTACGCGCGAGCCTGATCGATAGCCTTGGCCTGGGCCGCTACTTCGGCTTTGTGGGCGGCAACGTACTGTGTGAGCGTCTGGCCGCTGTCCTTGATCGCGGTCGCCATATCCTTCGACATGCCGAAGAACTGACCGAAGCCAATGGCCGCCTCGCGCGACATGCCTTGCATCTTCTTCGTGATGTCGTCAAAGATCATTGCGCTATTGCGCAATTTTCCTTTGTCTTCGGTTTTAATCCCGTACTTCTTAAGAAGTTGGGTAGTTTCGTTGCCGATTCCGAAGATGTTGCCGAAGGTATGAGACGTGACAAAACCCTGTTGCGTTTTCTGCCCCAGGTCCACGAGTGCTTTTTGAATCTCTGACTTGTCAATCTTGAGTGACTTGGCGAACTGCTCCGCGCCGGCCATCTGTACCGAATTGATGCCGGCCTGCTGCATCTGCTTGCGGCTATTAACCAGCTCTTGAGCGCCTTCAACAAACGCCTTGGTCAATACGCCCACCGCAACGGCTGCTAGACCGGCCGCCACGGTCATCGCAGTCATTGCCATGCCGGCACCCTTAGCGTCGTCTGCGAGCCCGCCTGTTCCGTTCACGCCAGGAGGTGGCGCGCCTCCACCCGGGGGCTTGCCCACCCCGGTGCCTCCGCCGGCTTGCTTGGCGCGCTTGAGCGCTTCGCCAACCTTTTTCAGGTTTTCGACAAACTTGTCACCGCCGGGAATGATCGACTCGAAGGTCTTGCGCGCTTCCGAGCCGAATTCGGAGAACGATTGATTAAGAGCCTCCGTAGAGGCTTTGGCGTCCTTCGACTTCTTTTCGATGTCTGAAAGCTTCTTATCGACGCCTTCGTCTTTCGCTTTAAAAACGTATGTGAATGTGTCGAGGACGCCAGACATTTATTTCTCCATTGCCTTAGCCTCGTTACTGGCCTTGGTCACCATGATTTCCCACAACTTGAACGCCTCTTCGAGCGTTATGTGGTCTCGGAGTTCGACCCAAGTTGCATATTCGCCTCCGACAAGGCTTGCAATGAACTGGTCAGAATTTTGGACAACATAGGCGCAGCCTTCTCCAATAAGAGATCGATGAAGCCGGGGACTGCGCCAGCTTGAAAAAAAGAACAGTTGTACTCCAACATGCCCATTTCAATTTTCGCGAGCGCCTCCCAATCGGGAACATGGTTATCCACGAGCGCTTTTGTGGTCAGTCGAAGCGGCCCCGCTTCGGTCTGTACAGCAACATGCGACATGAGTTTCAGCATGGTCGCCTCGCTGACGCCGTAATCCCCCAGCTTGGGAAGGTTCGCCACAGGGTAAGCGCTGATAATTTCGCGCCCCGCTGTTGCCGGGAATTTGCTGAAAATGTAATTGCGTTCCTTGCC